AATACTTGTTTCACAACAACATCCGAACCTTGTTCTATTAGTAATTCATTTGCATCCTTGCAACCTTTGTAATCTACTCGGTAGCATTTAGCTTTATTGAGTCTTCTTGATAGCTCATCTGCCAACACATCTCCTGATGTATCTTTGTCGGTAGCAAGTATTATTCTTTTCTTGTTCTCAAACTTAGCTCTATCTTCCCACACATACTTGAACCTACCATCTTCACTTGGGTCTATCTTGTTATCTGTAATCTTAGCAGGTGCACCATTCGGAACTGAGTACACTTCTATGTTTGCATGATCTTTAAAAGCTGTCTTGATTGCTAAGGCATCCATCTCTCCCTCAGTAATGACAATAGTATCTTTGATATCTTCTAACTTATCATTCTTGATATTTCTTCCCCATAGTTTATGGGCATTGCCATCCCACCAAAACTTTTTGTCTTGATCTGCACTGCGATACTTTACTGCTTCTAATTCATTAGCATCGCTTGTGTGATAGGTAAAACCTATGACTGGTTTATATTTATTTATGCAGGATATCGTGCCGTAATCTCTTGCAACCTTAAGGCATATACCCCTAGACTCTAACCATTTATCAGATGCTTCGTTGTTCTCGTTCTTCGGTAGAACTTTTAACTTAACTGGTGTGGTTTTTTCTGACACTGTTTTACTTTTAAATCCATTAGTCTTTTTACTAATGATACCTTTCTCTCCACAATGATGACAATTGTATATAGTCTTATCTGTTTGGACACTTACAGACAAAGGCTTATCTCCTTTGTGTTTGGTTCTTTCTTTTTGGCACACAGGACAAGATAGTTTGTGCTGACCTGTACTGAGCCTATCAGTTTTATATTTGATTACAGTATTGACTTCCATTTATTCCTCCATTAAATTGTTATACTTGTATATACTTACTAAGTTATATACTTAATAATTAAAACTTACTTAGTATCTACTTACTTAGTAATGACTTATCTATTTCTTTTGCCATCGTATTAGCTATCTTCTTTCTTGATACCATAGGATAATCTAAAAGTGTTTTAGCAGATTTAATAATGCCTACAGAATCTATGCTTAATCTTTTACATAGATTAGAAAAGTCTTGTGATTTCAGATATAATAAAGCTTTACTAGACTTAGTATTATCTTTGCTAGATAAATCTCTGATAGCTTGTTTCAAAACCAAACTATCTAACTTTCTCATATCATCAATCATTTTTTCAATACTATATCATATACTTGACATTATCAACACATCAATTAAACTTATATAAAACATCATATGATAGGAGGAATTGATGGAGTTTGAAATTAAAAAGGGCATACCTTTGCCCAAAACAAGGGGGAAGCCTAGAAAATACAACATAGAGCTAGATAAACTAGATGTTGATGACATGGTAGAAATATCATTATCTAAGGTAAATATCCCTACAGAAGTGAAGATAATTAGAAACTTTGTTCTTCGCTATGTTCATAAAAATCCAACAAAAAAATTTACTGTCAGACAAACAGACAAAGGGGTGGGTATTTGGAGAATAAAGTAAAAGAATCTCAACACTTAGCTGAATCAGGACACTGGTACACAAAGACTGGTGAACCGATGTATACAATTGTTGGAGCAAATGGTAAGGAAAGAAACACAACACTAGCAGATGCGAAGAAGCTAGACCTAGTACCATCTGTTACTACTATCCTTGGCATTGTCGCTAAACCTGCATTAGAAAACTGGAAGATATCACAGGCTATTAATTCTTGTATGGCACTGGATATAGAAGAAGAAGAATCACATGACGAGTATGTCAACAGAATCAAAAGACATTCTAAAGAAGTGGGTATACAAGCTTCAGAAAGAGGCACAGAGATACATGCTTTGATTGAGCAAGGGTTTGTCTCAGATAAAAAATCAGAGCCTTACAAAGCGATACAGGACTGGCTAGATTTACATTATCCTTTTGAGGAATGGATAGCAGAGGATTCCTTCTGTGCAGAACAAGGTTATGGGGGGAAGATAGACTTATATTCAAAGAGTGGTATCTTTGTGGACTTTAAAACAAAAGATGATCTTGAGGGCAAAGACCCAAAGAGATTAGTTTACGATGAACATGGTATGCAATTATCAGCTTATGTCCAAGGATGTGGGTATGAAGATGCAGAAAGAATTTCTATTTTTGTTGATAGGAATGACACAGGTTTAATAGCCTGTCATGTATGGGATAAAGAATCACATCCTAAACACACCAAGATGTTCAATAGCTTATTGAACTATTGGCAATTAGTTAAGAATTACAATACACAAATAAGGGGGTAATAAATGGCTAATGAAATTAAATTTAACGATATATGGGCAACACTGTCTAAGATAGATTGTTCAGACAAGATTGAGAAGAAGATGAATTTATCTTACCTCTCATGGGCATGGGCATGGGGTGTTGTCATGGACAATTATCCTGAAGCTGAATATAGGTTTTACGAACAAGCAGAAACAGGTGTGCCTTACATCCAGTTTCCTGATGGCACTGCAGAAGTAAGATGCAGAATACAGATAGGGGAATGTGTTCGTGAGATGTGGCTACCAGTTATGGACTACAAAAATAATGCTATAGCTACTCCTAACTCTAGGCAAGTAAGTGATACTAAGATGAGATGTCTTGTCAAATGCTTGGCTATGTTTGGTTTGGGTCATTACATTTATGCAGGTGAAGACTTACCAAGAGATGAAATGAATCTCTATGAAGAACCTGTCAAGTCTGAACCTAAGAAAAAAGTTGTTGAAAAGAAACCAGTAGACAAGAAAGAAAGCACAGACTGGAAAGAAGTTAACACACCTGAAAGTGCCTCTATTTTCACAGAGGGATTTATGACAATAGTAGAGCAATTAAATTTACCTGAAGAAGTTACAGAACAGTGGAAAGCTAATAAGGAAGAACTTATCTTTTTGAAAGACAATCATCCTGAAATCTACGAACAGCTTTCTGCTGATTGTAATAAGCACGTTACCAAATTAAAGGAGGAAAAAAATGGATAACAAAATTCAAAGCGATGGAGCTATATATACAAACGATTTTAAAACAGGAGATAAACAACCTGATTGGACTGGTAAGATTGAGATAAGTAAAGACTTACTCAAACAGTTAGTAGCAAAAGTTAAGGAAGGTGAGGAAGCTGAAGTTAGAGTTGCCTTGTGGGATAGGACATCTAAAGCAGGAAAAGAATACAAGTATGCAAGGATGGATATACCACAACAACAAAAACCTGCCGAACCAGTACAACCTAAAGTGGAGGACAAAGATGACTTTGAAGACTCAATCCCTTTCTAAACCAATTTATGGTAAAGAATTAATTCAAGAAGTAGAAAACAATATTGACCCATCAATATTTTTTGACTTCCTGAAATCGTACAAAGAACTTACTGAACAATTGAAAGATGTTAAAGATGGTTTCAAAACTACACCACATAATCTGCTCATGGATTATCTACACTTTGCAATTGTTGAGCAAAGAAATCAACAAGATCAAGATAGAGTGGGGATGTAATATGAAAGAACATCCTGAGTTTATCTACGATGAAGATGCAAGTTACGAAGCTAACTACGAAAGGTGGAGAGCTATGAATGATACTGAGAGATTAAGAGAACGTGAAGAGTTGTTGTCTCCTAGAGAAAGCAAAAAAGTTTTTTACGATCAGTATAGTGAATATCAAGTACCTGATAAATATCAAGGCATAACTAGTGACAATGCAGACTACTTTGTACAGGAGGAAGATGATGGATGATCAACAAGAACTATGGATAGATAAGATTCGTAGACTAGCTCCAGTCATTGAGAAAGCAGAGTACGAATTACATAGGACTAAAGCAGACGAGAAAAGGATTATGGCTCAGTTAAAAGCTAAAGCTTTGGCAGAGGGTCATAAGACAGTGGCTTCACAGGAGTCTTATGCAGAGAACCAAGACGAGCTATATCAATCAAGACTAAAGATTGGTGTAGCACAAGGCTTCTTAAGCTCTGCTAAAGTGCAGATAGATGCTCTTAAGATTGGCTTTGAAGAGTGGCGAACTAAGATGGTCAACGAGAGAGAGGAGAGAAGAAGATATGGGGTGAACGATGGCTAAAAACGAAGATACTGATGCTATAGAATGTATAGAAGAAATTATATATCAGGCTTATAACGACCCTGCTTATATTAAAGCATTTGAAAGAGTAAAAGACCTTGCAAAGAAAGGCATAATTGCTGAAAAGTATATGAAGAAGAAGTGAATGACATTTAAAGGAAAAGGTTCAAAGCAAAGACCATATAACAGAGATAAGTTTAATGAGAACTTTGATAAGATTTTTAAAAAGTCTAGGACTAAAGTTTGTGAAGCCTGTAAAGAAGAATACAGATTAGATTTTTATAAGACTAGACAGGAAAACTATAAAGTTATCCACAGTGGTTTATGCAAGAACTGCGATGCTTAAAGGCAGAAACCCCACAGTAAAAGAAAAAAAACATATGGACAAAGTATCTCAAATAGGATGTATTGTTTGTAGGAATGAGGGGAGAGGTTATGTGCCATGTGAAATACATCACATCATAGGCAAAACTAAACCTGATGCACACTTTCATGTTATTGGTTTGTGTTATGAGCATCATAGGAGAGGAGAGAATAATCAGATGTACGTTTCGAGACATCCATATAAAAGAGAATTTGAAAAAAGATATGGTACTGAAGAGAAGTTATTATCTGATGTAAGAAAATATTTAGATGAAAAAGATTTGTGAATACTTCAGGCAGCGAAGGACGCAGCCTAAAAAAATATTTACTGGTTTATTATTTATCCAGGAGTTGACAAGATGATTGATTATTACGAAAAACAATTACAAGAAAGAAAAGAAGAATGGTGGGAGTGGCACAAAAAGAATCCTAAAGTATGGGAAAGATTTAGAGATTATACTTTGGAGGCTATCAATAGCGGTAGGAAAAACTACTCACAGTGGGCAGTCATTAATAGGATAAGATGGAATGAAGAGATTGAAACACAAGGCGGTGAATTTAAGATTAGCAATAACTACATAGCTTTTTATGCTCGGATGTTTCATGCCAAGTATCCTGAACACAAAGACTTCTTTAAATTAAAACCTTTTAAAGAAGAGAAAGAGATAGAGAACTTAGAGAATCTAGGTTTAGATAGAGATTCAAATTTGTTCCTTTAGTGTATTCAAATACATTAATCTAATATCTCTTTCGTAATCCAACTGCTCTAGTATAGCCTTTTTGTTTTCAGGGGATAGGTCTGAGTTTAAAACTCTGTCTCTTTGTTTTCTGTAGTTATTCATATATCTTTCTAGTGCAAGTATTTGAGGTCTTGTTCTTGCCAAGCCTTGATTATTTAAAAGGAATGCCTGTGCTTCCTCTAATCTACCCTCTCTTTTCAAACTATTTAATGTTTGTATAAACTTATCGCTTTCTGCTCTAAGCTCGTAAAACTGTTGTTGATATCCGCCACCAAGCTCTGTCTGAAAGAATCTTCTAAGCAATGGAGCTGAATCTATTCTTGGCATGATTACATCTCTGTCGGTAAACTGTCTTGTGACTGCATCTACTGTAGATAGAACATAAGTGCCTATCGTTCCTGTATAGCCTCTTAGAAAGTATTCTAACTTAAGCGGAGAAATATTAAGTGTTTCTCCCAGAAGTCTCACAAATTCATTTGTACTGTATCTAGATTGATATCCTGCTTCCATGCCTTGCTCCATGTAATATGGAACTATATCTTGACCAGTATAATTATTTCTATTATTGATAACCTCTATTAAAGGTTTTACTACTTGTGGTGTTAGGTCTACTTTTAGTGTAACTCCGAGCTGTCTACCTAAAGTCTTCATTGTTTCATCAAGGTCTGCATCTCCTATCGCTAAGTCTAAAGCTCTTTCAGGCACGACCTTATATAGCACACCTACTTCAAATGGTATAGGTATTTTTAAAGCTGGCATTCCCTCAAATAGAGGGATAATCCAGTTGTCATCTCTTACTTCTCGTCTAGCATTTTTGTACTCTTCTTCATCACTAAACATCACATAATAAAGACCAGTTAATAATGCTAAAAACATGCCTCTTTGAAAAGTGCCCAAAGCAATACCATTTCTCATGTCTTCAAGTGTTTGGTCTTTACCAAACTTACTGACAGCAGAATACCTTCCTAAATGTGCTCTACCTAATACATCTAACCCTTGAAGTCTTGCATTAAGGAATGTTACTGCTGTAGTTACAAGTCTAAATATTGGACTTGCTCCCCGTCTACCAAAGTTTATTATCTCTAATGCTTGATAGGCGGCTTCTGCTTGACTACCTGTTAGTTCAAAAATTTTATCATATACTGCAGAACGAGTTGCTCCATCTGATTTTGTTGTATATTCTCCTAACCAATCCCAAAGTTTTATAACAGCATCTGTTGCAGTCAAGGCACCATTATTTCCTATACCCATTTTTCTATATTCTTTCTTTATATACTGCTTAATATTTTGTGGGTCATTACTAAAATCGTACCCACCTACTATTCCAAATCTTTCTAACTCAGTTAAATTTGAATTAAAAAATTTATCAAATGTATCCACTATAGGTGTAATATCTGCTCCTGAAGTTACTGCAGTTGACAGACTATCTCTTAATAAGTTAACAAACATAAATCCTGGATCACGAGTTATAGTTTCTCGCAAGAACCCTGCAGGTGCTCCTAATACTTGTCCTAAAATACCTTGATCATTTATGCCCATTGCTTGTAAACCATTTATTAATAATGGATCATCAACTTTGAAAAATACTCTTTCACCATCTATAAATACTGGCATTATGTCAGCACCTTTTGCTTTTTTAGCTGGTACACGGTCTGCCATACCTGCAAGCTCAAAGTTTCTAGCAAGTCTTGCAAGACCCTCGTTCTTCATAGCTGCTGTAACAATCGCTAAATTATTTCGTGCAATAGCTTCTAATGGCGAGATATTTATATCTTCTTTACTACCTTTTAACTTTATATTTAGTGGATTACCTGAAATATAACCTGCTGCAATATTTGGACCTTTAATAGTTTCGTCTTGCATCTGTCTATAGAAAGGATAATAATCTGAATTATCTAACCATATCTGTGCTGTGCCTCTAGTTTCTATTCCTTCTGCAGCAGCTATTTTTAACAAATCATTTAGTTCTAAATTAACTAAATCTTTTGCTTTGTTATCTGTATTTTCAACTATATCTTTTATTAGTTCATTTTTACTTCTATCGTAACTAAGTATTCCTGAATCTACTGCAAACTTAATCACTTCATTGTTATATGCTTGATACTTATTCCAAACTTCTTTAACAATAGGAAAGTCTTGTTCTATTTGTTTTGCTTTAATTTTTGTTTCTTCGGTTACTGGAACTTTTTTTCCTTCCATAGCTAACCTTTCACTTCTTTGTGCTATCGCATATATCTTAAATAGTTGTTCTAGGTTTACTTCTGGATCAGCAAACAGAGGTGCAAATATTTCTAACAATCCTCCATACTCAAAGTCTTTAACAGAGGTCAATCCTTTTTCGAGTGTTGGCACACCATTTTTTAACATGGCTGCAAATATACCTCTTGCTCTATCAGCATGACGCAAAGCTGCAATAGCACTAGTATCTGCAAGATTTTCTAATTCTCTTACTTCAGCACTCTTTTCAGCTGATTGAATTATTCCTTTTTCAACATCATTTAATTTATCAATAAACTGTGTTCTTGCATCACTTAACCAATTACCTATACTGCCTCGCCATCCTAAAGATTTTAAAATACTTTGACCGAATGATTCGCTTGGTTGCTCTGCACCGCCTATATCATCTAAGACACCTTCATAACCTTTAGGTATCTTGGCATAATCTCTATAAAATCTACTTGATATATCTGGCGGTACATCAAATTTCTTTGGATTAGCTTCATATTCAAAAGCTATGGCAAGAGCTACAGGACTAGCATTTGTATTAAATCTAGGTATATTACCCCTAGAATATCTTTCTGCTCTCCTGCGAGCTTCTCGTTGTACCTCGGCTATATCTATATCAGCTAATACAGTCTCTCCTGCAAGTGCTGAGTTTTCTTGTTCGTATGGTTTTAAATTTAGATTAGGTGCTTGTTCTTGTGTTAAGCCTATTTCTTTGGCGAACTTTTTGTAGGCTTCGTAGGCGGGGATGTAAAGATCACGGAGGGCGGCTCGTTGTAAATCGGATGATTCGAGGAGACTTTCTCTATCCCTAAGTCCTCGTATAGCTGATCTAGTTCCTGGGCTGTAGCTGCTTTCTGCTCCGTATTCAATGTATTCGCTTTCTTGTCCATATCTTTTTAAATTATAACCTTTTCCACCTAGAATTGGTCTAATACTTTCTGCAAAATTATTTGCATCTTGTTTAGTATAAGGTCTATCTTTATTGAATGAAATAGGATCAATTAAAACTATACCTGTTTTATCGGTAGCTTGTAATGTAAAGTTTACTTGCTCTCCTCCTCTAGTCATTTCAGATAAACTTCTATTTAAATCTTGTAACTCAGCAACAGTAAATAAACTTTGATCTGATTTCTCAATAATTAAACCAGTCTGAAAAACACCTTGTTTTGTTGGTCTCAAAGTTATTGCAGAATCTTGCATAAATGCATCAGTAAATATTTGTGCTAAAGCACGAACTAATCTTGGTTCTGCTCCAGGCAGCTTTAATAATATATTTGGATTTAGGTAACCATCATACGTTCCAGCTGATCTTGTAATTTCATGTGGTATTCCTAGCTCACGCAAGAATCTAATCTTATTGCCTGATGTTATGGCATTCAACATATTCTCTTGATAGTCAAAGAACTGATCAAAATTTATTGACTGGTCAATATTCTCTGGTAAATATCCTCTTGTTTTGCCCATCTTAAATTCAAATAAAACAGTTGGTGCTTCATTAACAATCATCTGATACATATTATTTTTTAAGTCAGTATCAAATAGATTTGATTTTGCTTTACTGTTAAATCTTGGCTGATGAATAAAAACACCAGAGAATGTTCTATCTTTAGAAAACAATCCTTCACTTTCTAAATTCTTTAAATCAGATATTTCTTCTTGTGCTGCAGATACCGCTGAGTTATAACTGCCTTCATTAGTTACATTAGTTGGACCAGAATATCTTTGATGTGCCCATAGCAATGCTTGGACTTGTCTTGGTGTAAAGTTTCTTGGTTCACCATTAACTGTAATATTTTCTGCTGCAAGTAAAGATATTAAACCTTGTGTAATTCTATATTCTTGTTCAGTAGTTTTCTGTCCTTCTTGTAGCTCAATACCAAACTTTCTAAGCATATGCCTATCAATTACAGAAAAAGGTGTAAACCTATTATTAGCTGCATCTAATATTTCTAAAGCATAAGTAGCAGTCTTTTGTCCTGTGCCTTGTCTATTATATAAACCTGTTTTATATACTTTAGCTATATCATTTAATCTAGCATTATTGTTCATAGCTACACCAAACTTTTTGAGTTCAGCTATATATTTTTTTGGTTGTTCAACTGGATCAATCTTTCTTGCTACAATCATAGCTCTTAAAGTATCTTTAAGATTTTGTTCTGGTTTGCTTTGTGCTGATGTAATACCAAAGATTGCAGAAAATTCATTCATGTTAACATCGCCAACTATATTTGGAATGCCCACACCCCATCTCTCGTACCAAAGATAATCCATATTCTTAGTGATAGCATCTCTTAAATCATTTCTAATTTCTTTGATATCTCTCCACTTATGTTTTCTTTTAGATTGTGGACTTACAGATTTATGTAATGCTTGTAAATTATTTGCAGTTAAATTACCTTTATTACTTCTATATAATGTTAAAAGACTTCGTTCAGTTTCTCCTGGATATAAAGTATTTTGTGCAGTTAAACCACTTTTAGAAAATCTTGATACAATTTCAGGGCTTGATTTAGATTCAAAAGAATCAGATATAATCTTAGCAAAACCATAAGGATTACCACCAACATCAAGCATCGTTTCACGATGCCTTCCATAACCACGAAAATGTGTAGGGTCTGCAAAAGAATTTTCTAACTCTTTAAATGTTCTTACACCTACTATGTCTTCTGGTTCTATTGCTGATGTACCTAAAGTTGTTTGTACAGAAGCTTTATATTCGCCATCATCTAGATTAATGTTAAGATTCTTAGCAGTTTGACTAAACATAGGTTCTCCAGTATTTCCTGGATCAGGCTCAAAGTTATAATCAGATTTTCTAAATTTTACTAAAGATAATTCGTCTAATTCCGAGTTTGAATATACTCCTCTATAAAAAGCAACAGCATCAGCTGGATTTTTAAAAGCAAATATTTTTGGAGATTCTTGATATCTTTGTCCAGTTTCTGCTCTAATAAAATTAGAAGGTAAAAGATTACCATCATCATCGGTAAGTCTTATTCCTTTTTCTCTTATTGAATTAGCTGCTTTTGTTGAAGTAGCATGATAGTAAAATTCACCATCAAGCAATTCTTCTTTTTCTTTATTGCTTAATTGTTCTCCAACTTCAACTGCATTTCGTTTTTCAAAACTTTTTACACCTCCTGTTAAATCTTTTAATTCTTCTCTTAAATTATCAACTTTGTTTTGTGCTCTTAACATATCAGAAAATAATTTTTGGAATCTCTTCTTACCAACATAAGGACCATCGACATTTAAAATACTTTCTGCTGTATATAATTCAGATTCTGCTGTAGCTAATAAATTTCTTACTGTGTCTATTTCTTTAGAAAATCTAGATTCTGGATTTGTTAAACCTGCTGCTTGTTTTAATTGTGTTTCTCTTAAACTTCTTACTTTATTTCTTGCTCTGCTACCTATAACTCCTGTATCTAAATCTTGTAATATACTTTCAGGGCTTCTAAAGCCAGCACCAAAAATAGAATCAACAGCACCAAAAAAGAAATCAATAATTCTTTTGATAATACTTTTTGGTTTTCCAATTATTTGTTTTGGATTTTCTCTATAAAGTCTAAATAATTCTGCAACATACTCTTCATCACGAATAACAAGATTATCTGGATATGCTCTTGTAATACCTCTTTTTAAATCTTCAGGCAACTTCTCGATAGCATATTCTACTAATGTTTGATATTCATCTTCTGTTAATAAGTCTAGTTCTCTAAGAGCATGAATAGCTTCATGATCCATAAGACCTGCAAGTTTACTTTGAAATTCTGCTTCAGTTAAAGTACCATCAGGGTCAATTCTATTCATAGCTGCAAGAATTGTTCTCATAGGAATATCAAATGAAGCTTTATTTTCAAAAGGTACAGGATTAAAGACAGGCTTACCATCTACAAATCTAATCTCTGTAGACATTTTCAAAGCATTATCAAACTTTAATGCTATATCTTTTAACCCTAATTGATTTAATCTTTTTCTAGCAAACTCAAATAGTTTTTTGTATTTGCCTACAGATTCTGGAGCAGGCAATGCTAAGAGTTCATCAGTCTCAACTACATCCTTAATATCTTTTTCTAAAACATTGTTTATTTCTTGTTCTGATAAAGCTGTTGTTTCTCTTAGTCTTTGTGCAAACTCTTCTGTTGATTCGTTCAAACTTTGTGCTCGTTTAGCTTGTCGTTTTTCAAAATCATCAGACATTTCTAATCTATTGTTTACTTTATCTGCCCTACCACTATTAACTAAATCTTCTCTTAAAGCTTTTAATTCTTTAGGTGTTAAATTTTTTCCTGTTTGTTTATTTTTTACAAATGCTTTTATTTCATTGTTAGTAATTCTTTGACCTTTATATTCTGTATATAATCTATTAAGATCATTAACGCTATATGCTCTTGGTCTAAAGTCAGGCAGTTTTGTTTCAACATCAAATCTAGGCAATCTCTTTAATTCATTAATCAATAATTCTTTTTGCCCACGATTCATATTATTAAATGATTTAGTACCTGTAATTTGTTCAGCTATATATTCAAATGCAGGTGAATTTAAATCTGAAATTATATTCTTAGATTTAAAAACTTTTTTGAAATCACTTCTTGTAACACCTATCTTTTCTCTTGATCTAGCTATAGCAACACGATCACCTGTTTCTCTTTGTGTCTTTTCAATAACATGAGCTTTCTCTGACATCAAAGAATTAAAGTCAGCAGGCAATAATATTTTTTTAGCTTCTTGTGGAGTGTAATATGATTTAGGTGCAATACCTTTTTTTCTAGCACGGGTGTGCAATTGACCTACTAAACTAGATGCATCTATTTTAGTAGCTTTGATTGGAAAACTTGTTTGTTGTTTTAGAAGTTGTTCTTCTAGTTGAATTAATTGTTCTTCATTTAATTGTTGATCACCTAGTAAATCATTTATGATTGAACGATCAAGTTTTTGTTTTATTTCTTTTTCTTTTTGTGCTTTTGTTTTTCTAGCAATATTAATACGTGAATCTAAAGATGCTAAAACTTGTACTGGAATTAAATTACTTATAGGATCATAAACCTTTCTACCTAATGTATATGCTGTGCCATTACCATATAAACCATTAACTGATAAATTTTGTTTTACCGCAGCATCAACGTAATCATTTCTAAGTTTTTTACGCAATACGACTGCTTGTTTTGCTGCTTCTTCTATATTTGAAAAAACACCATAATCTTTACTAGTGTTTATCCCTATTATAGATGCGGTACCATTTGGGTTCTGTATTATTTCAAACTCTTCTAATAATGGAATTTCTGCAAACTCTAAAGTAGATTCCACAACAGGAACATCTACCTGTGCATCTTGTGTATTAATAACATCTACTTCAGATTCTAAAGGTAATACAACTGCACCTTCATCTATGGCTTTTTTAAAATCTTTTCTCTTATTAAATCTTTGTTGTTCAGTAACTTTTCTTTGTTCTCTTTCTTTATCTAATAAATATTCTCGACCTATGCCACGTTTATCCATTAAACCACGAGTAACTAAATCAGCTATAAAACCTACACCACCACCTATGGTAAAATCATCTAAAGTGCTTTCAAAAATAGGAACTTTGTCACTGTAAATACCTCTTGCTACAGCATTTTGTGCTACTCCTGCAAAAGCTTCTTGAGCTCCTTCTATTCCACCTGATTGTAAAGCAAACATTAATCTGTCACTGGGTAATAATTTACCTGCTGATTTAGGAACATATCTTAAAAATCTTGCAGGTGTAATTGTTTCTGTAAAACCAATAACACCACCTAATGTTTCTGCTAAAGATTCTTGAAATGGAGAAACTTCTTCACCCATTGCTTTAGCTTGTTCCATAGTTCTACCAGCTATTGCTATACCGCTTGGCACAGCTAAACCTGAAACACCTGCTATACCTGCTGCTGATTGTCTAGCAAATTTTTCTGCAGGACTTAAAGCTTGAAAACCTTTAGTGCCTTGTGCAGCTTTAGATGCTAATGTACCTGGAACAAAATAAGAAGCAAATGAACCAAGCCCTTGTCCTAGTCCTGTAGAGTAAGCATCTTCATAACCTTTTAACGGACTATAAGTATCACTTACAGCTTCTTGAGCATTTCTTAAAAGATTACCAACAGCATTATCATTACCTTGGTCAAAATAATTTACAACACCTTCTCCTGCAGTAAGAAAAGAATTGATAAATCCGCCTGGTATTTGTTTAACTGCATTAAATATTTCACCACCAAAAGTTCTTTCTGCTTCTTCTATATAAGGTGTGTAATATCCAGGATATAATTCAGCTAAATGATTTTGCAAAGCAATTAACTCTTGATCACCAAGATTATCTTTTATCTCTATTACTCTGCCATCAGGTAATCTATGTAAACTCATTTTTGATTTGTTATAATATCGCCACCAGGTGGAACATATTCCATACCTAACTTACCATATAAATCCATTTTAAGAATTTCAGCTTCTTGTATTAATTGTGATAATCTAGCTTGTTGTGCTGTACTTAGTACACCTACACTATCTTTAAGTATAGCTGCAATTTCTGCTCTTACACTTGCTAGTTCTCCTGCAAGAACTCTATTACCAGTATTTTCAGCCTGAACTCTAGCAATATCAATTCTTTCTAAATCATTAGCAAGTTTGAATTCTTCTATTGCTTGTGCTCTTTGAGCAGATGCTGCTTCAAGACTACGTTTTCTTTGTTGCTCTCTAACAGCAGGTAAACCTCTAGCTGCTGTTCCAAGTTTAACTCCAGCCTCACCAAAATTTTTAGAACCACCAATAGCTTCTGCAAGTGCTCCTAAAGCATATACATCTAACTCTCTTTGTCTATCTTCTTCTGTAAATGGTTCTATCTCTACTTTAGGTAGATTTAAAGCTGCTACTCTTTCAGCTCCACTAGGTGCTGTTTTTGTTTGTCTATTTTTTGTTAAATCTTCAAAGTCTATATCGCTATATAAGGTACTCATATCAAATTTTTCTGGCTCATCCTCTGGATTAAAAAAATTGTAAATTGGTGGAGCTGCTAATAATCCAATTCCTGTCGTTGTAAATGGTCTATTTTTTACAAAATTAATAATAGGAGTAGTAAATCTACTAAACATACTTGGACCTGCTGGTGGTACAACAGCTGGAGGACGAGCTACGTATGGAACCATTGATGTGCCTAGTCCTCTAGAAACAACTGCAGGTACAGTTGCGGGTGCTGGTAATGCTGGTGTTGCAGAACCCAAACCTAATCTATTACGAACTGCTTGAAATATACTTGGACCATACCTAGAGGCGGCTTTTATACCTGCTCCTCCAAGAGCTAGTTTAGCAGCATCACCAATATCAAATTTTCTGTCCTCACCTACAGTCAAATCTAAAAGTCCTTGACCAAAAGATGAATCACGTAAATTCATCAAAGCTCCTTGTATAGGATTATCTTTTCTATATAACTTGTCATATTCACTTATTACATCACCTAACGATAAATCACTTATATCTATACCTTCACGTTTTAATCTATCTCCCATAAAACCATCTAAAGCAAGTTCTTTTCTTCTTTCTGCACTTGCTTCTGCACCTGCTAAAACATTTGATGCTATTTGATCAGGATCAAAAGACTGTAAATTTAAGGGTTGTCTTTCTATAGATTGAGATTCTCTAAGTCTTTCATTATAAATAGTTTCTGCATTCTGATTGGCATAAGCTATAGCTTCTTGTGTAGTAGCACCTACATTTGCTGCCATGTATTCTTCTATCATTCTTCTTCTAAAATCATCTAACGTGCCAATATTTGTACCTGGTAAAGAAGTTAAACCACCATTAGCCATCATCTGCATAGGAGAAGGCGGTGCCATGTTCGATAACCCAGCATCTGGTGAAGGGATTGAGGAGATTCCAGGCATACTTGACACAGCACCTTGATTAGCAAATTCCATTACAGCTTCTTCAGCTACTGTAGATTGAGGTCTATTCATTTTTGCTGTTTGATTTTCGTACATCTTTTGTAATCGTGTACGTCTTTGTATTTCTGATAAAACTAAGTATTGTGGATATCTAGAATTAGGATTATTCATAAACTCCACAAGTTGATTTTGTGGCACAAACTCTAATTCATTTGCAATACTAATTAAACTCATATTAACTCATTCCCCTGTACAGTCCTAAACCACCTAAACCTAACCCAAGCATTTGTTGAAATATACCTGGTTGTTGTTGGAACGTACTTAAACTTTGTTGTGGTTGTACTGGTACACCTCTTAATATTCTTGAGAAGAAATCAAGCTGTGTTTGTGGATATGCTTGTTGCCTTAAGAAATCTTGATATCCTGTATCAAAAGCAGCTTGTTGTAGTGCTCTTTGTTGTGAACCTATACCTTGTAAAGCTCCTATCCTTGCCATAGCATCACGATTAATATCGCCTCCTAGTCCTCTTAAAAAATTAGCTGACTGTAAATTTGCCATCTGATTACGATTAAATTGATTTGCTGCTCTATCAAAAGCAGATTGTGATCCTCGTACTTGTAAGTCATCTAATTGTTGACCCAAATTCTTCTCTCTTTCAGCCTGTAATATAGCTTCTCTATAGCCACCTAAACCTCCAGATAAAGCTGCTTTAGAACCTATTTGATCACCTCTAGTTTCAGACTGTCTAATAGCTTCTCTTTTAGCAACATCAGTTACAGCTTGTTGATAAGGTGACATAAAAGTATCTATACCCTCTTGAAAACCCATTTGATTTTGTATCATGCTTTCTGCATCAGCAAACTGAGATGGTGTACCTGACATAGCATAACCTCTAGTCATAGCCTGTGCTGCTAATTCATCAGGTGAAAAATAAGCTAATCTTTGTCCACCATAAGTGTATGGACCTTGTAAACTTTCTGCTTCAGAACGTCTTAATAATCTTTCAAAATATGGTTGAACATATGGTGGAAGATTTGTTTGCGTTACTGTTTGTTCTGTTGGTGTAGATTGACCACCTCCGCCTCCCTTTGACATTATTTCTTCTCCTTAAATACTTTTTCAAACATGACCGCATGTTCTTTCCATTGGTCATCTTCTTTTACTGTTAAAAATTTCAAACCTTTTCTGCCTATTGCTTGTATACCATTACATTCATTTTGTTTAGCCCACTTCTCTAAAATTTTCCAACCATCTTTAATCCAATCATCTTTATGGCTACCACCTAATAATACTACTTCTAACATCTTTAGTCCTGTGGCATAAGTTACAATTTGTGTAGTAGCACAAGCTGTTATTTGTTCAGTATCAGGTTTTATGACTATCCATAAATTCTGACTACCATTCTTGAGCTGTGTATAAACTGTATGTAAATTAAGTCTGCCGTTTGATCTCTTACAAGCTCTATTTATAAATAAACTTACATCGTTCCAAACAACATCTATATGTTGTGGCATTACAGCAGATATAACCATACTATCTGTTAATCTATGTGTCTCTACTATGTTTTGTTGCATCATGCTGGTAACACCTTACTATCATTTATTTCTTTAGCTTGAGCAGTTCTACCAGTTTTATCTAAACGTATTCTATCAAGCATCTCATCTAACTTTTTTGCACCTGCATCACTACTACCATCTCCTAGCATAGAAACAGCATCTGCTGGAACTACATATTCATCCTGTGATAAAGCTACTCTTTGTCCATTTCTAGTTGTATCACCTATACTGCCAAAAATATCATCTGCCATGCCACCTTCTAAAGAACCTTTGATCATGCCTTCTGTTTGTGCATTAGGTTCTACTGAGGCTAAAACTCCTCTTCTTAATTCTCTAAATATTTCAGGTCCATACTTATCTACAAAAGCAGCTATTACTGAATCATCTGATATATTCCCTAACAAAAACTGTACTACTTGTAATGTTAATGGATCATTCTGAAGTTCAGTCATTCTACCAGTTTGCATTTTAGAAATTATGCCGCCCATAGAAAACTTATCTGTTTTAGCTGCAATTTTTTCTACACCTTCTTTACCCTTTGGTCCAGAATCATACATAGCTTTCAAACCTTCTGGTAGTTTATCAACTTCCACACTAGTGCTTTCTCCTGCCGACATACCAATTACTTTAGGTTGCATAGGATTCATAAATCCAGGAAATTGAACATTAGGATTTATAGGAAAGTTAGTTTGTACAGGTGGATTAACTGGTAAAACTGGTCCACCTACCATAATTGGATCAGGACCTTTTACAAAACCACCAGGAGGTGTAGGTATTACAGTGCTTACACCAGGAGGTGGAGGCACTATAGCATTCCTCATGCCAGGGTCTACAGGGAAAACAGGGTTACGTTTATTAAACTCATCTCCTACTTCATAAATTGGTCTAGGCATTACTGGTCTAGGTGCTATTGGTCTTAAATCAGAAAAATCTCCTGGTTCTGGAAGTATTGTTTTTTCATTATCAAAAACATTCTCTTGTTCTTGTATTGGTGGAATACCAGGTAATACAGGTGGTTCTTGTTTAAGAACTGGAGGTAAGAAAGAAATAGCAGGTGCACCTTCTTCTAATACTGGATCAATAGGATCAGCTATATCATCACCAAATGGTTCTATAATTGGATCACCAGGATTTCCTGGAGGACCAGAAATTGGTGGTTGAGGCGTTGGTGGTTGAGGCATTGGTGGTTGTGGTAATGGCGGTTCAGGTGTAGGTGGCTGTGGTGTAGGAGCTGGATTAAAAGGAGGTATCACCATCATAGGATCAAACGATTCAAATGGATTAATTACACTAGGCACTCCTTGCATAGCTGAACCATAAAACTGTTGATAACTAGGCATTGTTGTAGGACTGAATGGTTGAGAAACAGGTATTGGCTGTTGACTGCTTTGTATATTACCAAAATTTGCAGGTCCTTGTAATTCTGTATCTGAAGGATTTGTATTACTGAAATAGTTAAACTCAGGCATAAAACCTGGCATAAAACCTGCAGGTATAGGATTAGTTACTCTTTGTGGTATGTATTCTGCTCCTGAAGAATTAGCTCCTGAAGAATTATTTGAATTAGCATCATTTAATAAAGACATAAAAATATTTTGATACACAGGATTAGTAGGATCAAATATAGGATATTCATAATCTCCACCACCATTAAGACTTGTATTACCACCCTCTTGATAAGTAAGTGGAGGTAAAAATGTTCCTGGTACAGCTTCAGGATATCTTGCATACATATCTCTTATTCTTTTTGCTTCATCTGCATCTAATTGATTAAGATAGTTTTCAAATGCTTCCTGACTCTCCATAATAGCTGTACCACCCATACCTATTCCTGCAGGTATATAAGCTCCTGGTTGCATAAGACCGCCTAATAAATTGCTTGCTCCAGTACCTATACTAAAATCTCCTGCACCTGACACTGTACCTGATAATGGGTCTATAGTTCCTGGTGAACTAAATGCTGCTTGTAAATTTTGAACCATTGTAGGGTCTGCTGCTGCGGCTCCTGCTTCTGCTATAGGTGCAACATTATATGGTAAAGCAGCTTTAGCAGCCTCAACTGCAGTTTGATTAGCAGCAGTTTGTCCTAAACTACCCATTACAGCTTCATTTAATGCTGCATCTGTTACTTGTTTTGTACCTAAATTTGCTACTGCTTCTTGTGCTGCTGTACTTGCTGCTTGTGTTGCATCTGTAGCTGCTGTTGCTGCTGCTCCTGCACCCTGTAATGCAGTTCCTAAACCATAACCTGTTAATCCAGCTAATAATCCTTTTTTAAGATCACCAGTTACAGCATATTGTGCTAAACCTGAACCTAGTGCACCAGCAGCCACACTACCTAAAGTGCCACCTAATAAAGATGAGCCTAAAAATGAACCTATCATTGGTGCAAGAAATGGTAAGAAAGCTTCTGGTTGCCCTGTCTCAGGGTTTATTGTAATAGGCATAGCTGAAGCTAACCCTCTAACTTCTGTAGGGTTAACATGCAATAACATAGAATCGCCAAAACGACCCTGTGCTGCCACATTTTTTGCTTGTTCTTGTAAATTCATAATTATCTATCCTCAGTTGTTTCGCAGCCAAATGCACTAAAACTTAAATCTCCTGTACTTGCATATACTCTAATCACATCTGTTTGATTAAGAGTTATACCAATAACATGAGCTTCACTTGTATTAGCTGCTATTGATTTATCAAAAAATAAATATTCTTTATTGCTCGTAGTTGCACCTGCAACTGATATATTTATTCTGTATGTTTTTGCAGAACCAGAACGATTACATATTACCAATGAACTAATAGTAGTTTGTGATTTATCTGGTACTGTATATAAAGTTGTTTCAGTCGTTGCTGATGGAGCACTCTGTCCTAATACTTTTAAACTATCAGACACTACTTGCTCCCATTAATAAAAACTGATGTCTCCTAATAGCTTTACTTACATTAGATTGTTGTAATGTTTGTGTATTGCCTACATCAGAATTTATATCTTGTATTGCTTGCTCAATTAGTCTTCTAGTAACTAATTCATTTTGTTGATCATACTCTTGATCAGCTATTGGTAAAGGTATTGATGTTTTTGCTGCCATTATCTTCTACCATCCTGTCTTAATTCTAATCTGATATCGCCTAGTCTCCAACTAAAGTTATCAGAATTATCTTCTATTCTTATGGCACTTTGTCTACTTCTTGCTCGTATGTTTGTAAATGTTGAATTAGGTGTAACATTAATAGAAGACAAATCTGATAAGTCTTGTAATGGATAATCTCTGCCTTTAATAGTAAAAGTCACAGTATTACCTACATCACTAGAACCACGATACTGTAAATCTGGTATTATTTTAGATACAAGCATAAACCTTTCTCCATTAGGGTCTAAGTCAAAATCGGAAGATTCTATAAAAGCATTAAAGGTACTGCCATCTGCACTGTGACCAAACTCATGATTGTATAAATAATTATTATCAGTATTATCATTCTTGCTTGCAGCAATAGGATAACTTAATTGATAGGCAGAGTTCCAAGCTGTTCTTACAAAACCATCATTTGTAGTGCCTATACTCCATGATTGTTCTAAATAATTGTATATCACATATCTATCTATTTCTGTAGAACTAGCACTTGGATAAAACCATATTATTTCATTATGTTCTGGTATAGCTGCAGCAAATATTTTATAAACCTGGTTCTGATTAATGTCACCAAAAACATGATCTAATACAGTGCATGGTAATCTTTGTGCAGAACCTGCATACTGATAAAATGCACCATTATCCATAAAGTAAACAATATTACCTGCTGTAGCTGCAGCATTAGGAGATATCATAGACATTCCTGTTGCTATTTCATTAAAACTAAATATAAATGGTTGACCCACAAAACGCATAGATACTATGCCAACATCTGTCCATATTAATATTTCTTGTCTAGTTTGTAAGGCTCCAACAATTGTGCTGCCTTGCGATAATTTAACACCACCTGCACTGTTCGTTGCTGTTGGTGTCCAATCTACTGCATTTTCTGCATCAGAAAAACGAACTAATAACGGGTCAATATTCGTTGAGCCTATTGGATTACAACCAAAAGCAATAACGTGCCTATCAACATCTGACATCATTATTTGTAAAACTTTTACTGGCGTATTGCTAGCACCTGCTCTACTGCTAGCAGGCACAGCTCTTGTACCTAGCCCTGTAGATTCATCCCAATAATATAATTGTCCATATCTTGGTGCAGCTATGACATCATTGCCAAAATTATCAATGCTCCATAATCTTAGCTGATTAGTTAAAGATATCTCAGTATCTGATCCCCAGCCTCCAGCACCCCAAGTTGTAGCACCCCAACCTGTTGATCTTACATAAACATCTAAACCAGTATTGGTTTGATAAGCACCTACTGTTGAACTACCACCATTTCCTGTATCACTAGAATTAGCAGTAACTGTATTACCACTTGTATCTTTAGCCTCTATAGTATATGAATTAGTAGTAACTATAGTTGCTATTTCGTATTCTTGATTTAAAACAGCATCAGTAATATTTCCACCTAATGTTGCTGCATTAGTAAAAGTTACAAAATCTCCTTTAACAGCTCCATGTGCAGTATCATTAACAGTGATAGTAGCATCATCATCTGCTACTTTAGCAAAAGTAACATCACCAGCTCCTGTTGTGCTTCTCACTGGTGTTATGTCATGAAACACTGTTCCTTGCTTTGCATATAATTTTTTATGTGTACCTAATAAGACATATTCAGAAGCAGTAGATGATTTATATAAATGTATTTTTCTACAAGTGCCTAAAAAACTATTTGTAGAATTTTTTTCCCAACCACCTATTTTTTCAGGTCTACCTTTTCTAAATCTTATTTTATCTGCATCAAACCATCCTCCCTCATTAGAGTAATTTGTTCCTTCTTTATTAATGCCTGGTTTAAATACAAATTTTTGTAATGCCAAAATTACACCTCATACCATTCTTTATTATCCCAAAGCAATGCTTCAGCTTCTCTTCTGCGTACTAAACCTTGTGAAACTTCTCCACCTGCCTTGTTCCATCTTCTTATTTCTTTTGGAACTTCATCAAAATTTTGTTCATTAATTTTTTTCAACATAGTGCTTTCTCTAAAATTTTTTGGACCTAAATTATATACCCATGAACAAAGAGCATCGAACTGATGTTGTTCTAAAGGCACCTCTACATATTTATTAACGTAGTCTTCATACTCAATTATATCACCATCAAATCTTTCATCTGCATATGATTGACTCCAAACATCTCCTTCTTTCACATCTTTAGTGGCTCCCCATCCATTTGTCCAAACTCCTGCCTGACATTGATAGGCTTCTAATTTACAACCTTCAAATTTTTTTATAATAGATTTTCCTTCTTGAGATATATTCATTTTATTCTCCTTAATCTTTATTTGATGCACCAAAATAAAAAGATATTATTGCACTAGCTAAACCACCAAGATAACCTAATACTAAATTAATAAGAGCCTCTGAGTTTTGTTCAGGTGGTTGTAATGTTACTAAAAATATATAACCTAAAAATCCTCCTATAGTAGCTATACCTATTATTCTTGCTGTCCAATCTTTAGAAAAATGTTTTCTTGCATCTTGTTTTTCTTGTGCTTCAAGAGCAAAGACATCAACTTCTAGCTTTTTCATTTCTGCTTCAAAAGCTAGTTCAGCTTTTTTTATTTCAGCTAGTTGTTCTGGTGTAGCATCTGCTATACCTTTCTCTATAGCTTTAGGATTATTTGGCACACCTAAAACTTCTGAAATAACATTAGCAGCCATACCGCCCATAGGACCACCCAACGCTGTACCTAGTGTCGGTGCTACTGCACCTAAAAGATTTTTAAATATATTTTTCATAATACTACCTCTCTGTATAAACCTTAGTAGATTTATTTTTACCTTTTACTTTTATTTGTCCTAATGATTTTAATTTATAAGAACTAGCTTTCATAGTGTGTTCTGATATTACTAAATCTGTATTTAACTCTTTACAACTTGATTCCATCCTAGCTCCAAGGTTTACAGCATCACCTATCGCTGTATAATCAAATCGTGTTTCACTTCCCATATTACCTATCACAGCTTCTCCAGAATTTAATCCTATTCCAATATCAATACCTAACTGTGCTGCTTTTATGTCGTGTCGTATTTGAATTGCTGTTTTTATAGCAGCATCTTCATGATTATTTAATTCTATAGGTGCATTAAATATAGCCATCATTGCATCTCCTATATATTTATCTACCATACCTCCATTATCTTGCACAGCTTTGGCTTGTATAGTTAAAGCTTTATTCATTAGCTCTGTTACTTCTTCAGGTTCTAACTGTTCACTTAAACTAGTAAAGCCTCGTACATCAGTAAATAAATAGGTGCAATATCTTTTTTCTCCACCCAACTTTAATAATTCAGGATTGTCTTGTAATTTTTTAACTTGTCTAGGGTCTAAATAATGTTCAAACTGTTTTTTAATCTGTTGTCTTAATTTGTACTGCTCACTGTAATTTAAATAGAATGCAGTTGCTCCAGTAAAAAAACTTGCTATTAAAGACCATGTTACATCTACTAATAAACCACTTCTTATTAAATGAATACCATAATAAGATGTGCCAAATAATACTAAACCGAAACCTAATAATCCATAACTTAAATTTAAAGTGTTTAATATTAGCCAAACTAATAATGTCGATACTATTAATATAGTTATTTCTAGTAACAAAGCATAATTAGGTATGTAAGGACTATCTTCTATAAGTATTGATTCTGCTAAAGCTGCTTGCACATGATGCGGATAAACAAGACCTGTAGGTACAGCTACTTGTGGCATCACTCCTTTAGCAGTTACTCCTATAAAAACAAACTTACCTTCAACATCCATTTCTTTTAATGTTGTTTTAGGAGTGTCGACCCAACTTATCCACTTTCTACCTAAATTATCTAAAGGTGTAGGCGGTATACCAGGAACTCTTATTTCTTCTATACCTGCTTCACTTGTCTTTATTATGTAAGTGTCTGCACCAGCTAATACTTTTAACACTTGTGTACCAAACGATGGAGTCCAGCCATCATTTGTTTTATACAATAGAGGAATTTTTCTGACTAAGTTATCTATATCTACTGGTGCAGATACTAAACCTTCTTGTACATTTTTTTTTATTAAGTCTATATTTGGTATATATCCTCTAGCCTCTATACCATATACATCTTGTCCTAGTATTACAGTTCCTGTTGTAGGTGGTTTTAAATTATTATCTGTTTCAAAAGTTGCTACTACTGTAGGTATATAATTTAAATAATCTGCAAAAATTTGATCACCATTAAATCTATCTGCATCTACAAAACTTATAACCCAACCAACACCTAGTGCACCTTTGTTAATTAGGTCTACTTGTATCTGAGCTAAATCTTTTCTAGGAAATGGGTATCCTCCCCTATCTCTAACATCCTTATCTGTTATATCTAAAATTACAAAATTACCTGATGGTTCTTGTTTTTCTACAAAAACATCAAAAGTTTTAAGTTTTAAAGTTTCTACAAAACTAAAATTTTGTACTGTAATATAAATAAAACTTACAATTATAAATATATAAATTGCATGTTTGCTCATCCTGATCCTTGAGATATTCGTATTGTTGATGATGAACTATTATTAATAGTTATACTTTTTGATACACCATCTTGTATTATTAAAACAGAATATCCTTGATCAGCATTTAACTCTAAAGTTACATATTGATTTATATTACGAATAATTTTTATTTCATCACCTTGTAGTATGGTTACTATTTGGGTTTCTAAATCTTGACCCAGAGATGTTCCAGTTATGGGCACAGCAGAAACAAATTGATTTAGTTCATCTTCTTCTTGTATATCTAAATCATCTATTACATCTAATAAGTCTTCTAAAAAATCTACTGATAAATAATCAATATCAAGCTCACTATAATCAAAGTCCTCTTCTAGTGCTAATAAATCTTCATTTAAAAAATCTATATCTAAATCTGTAAAGTCTAAATAATCATCCCTTCTAGCTATTTCTCTTTCTTCTATTGCAACTTTTTCTTTAGGTGGATTAATTATTAACATATTGTCAATAAACTGTAAATCTATATCTAGTTCTACAGGTTCTGTTGGTGGCTGTTCATACATACTAGCTGTTGTAGCTTGATAAGGTTTATTAAGAGTTACCTGACCTGCAGCTGTAGAAACTATTATTTCACCACTAGATAAACCATTAGCACCAGGCAACAATATAATTAAAGATTCTCCTAATTCATTTACAGTTACTGTAAAGTCTGTGCCTAATATTGCTATTTCTGCTGTAGGTGTAGATAAAGTTACATTTTTTTTATTAAGTTTATTTACACTACCTGAAACAAATCTTATTGTGCCGCTTGCAAAAGTAAGAGACATTTTAGATTTATCTGGATTAGAATTAAATATATACTCGTCAATAATTAATTTAGAATGCTCAGTCAATCTAACACGACTATCATCTAAAAATGTTATTCCTATTCTGCCATTAGCAGTTTGAACATTATCATACGAATTTATATCAAAATCTAATATAGCAGGATATGGCTCATCTCTAACAATCCTGCCATAACCTTTTAACTCTGTTATATCACCTATACTATCAGCATGAAGTGGCAGTGCCAGAATCAGATTGAATAATACATACGTTTTGATTTGATCCATTGCTTTCTATTTTTAGCCAATCTGCTGCTAAAGTTGATGATTGAGTAATATTGTATACATTTGAACTACCAGTTAAGTCTAAATAAAAATATCCAGCATCTGTAGAACTATTACCATAACCACTACCTGTAAAATTAATAGTGTTACTATCACCAAATAAATCTACATAGTTAGTTGCATATTCAGAATCTATTGCATAATCAAAAGCATTGCTATCACCATCTATAATCCAATCTAAATTAAGATAATCTACTGCTGATGATTCACCTAAATCTACATCAAAAGTATTGCTAGAACCTGTAATGTCTATATTTAAATCCACAAAGTCTGCACCATTTAATCCAGAAGTATCTAAATCTATATCAAATATATTAGAGTCACCATCAAATTCAAAAAATCCAGTAAAGTCAGAACCATAAAGTCCTCCTGTTAAAAACTGGTTAGACGAACCTATTTGATTAATATCTAAAGTCATGCTACCACCATTAAGAGTAGCTTTTGTCATAGTACCAGCTACAGAATCAGAACCACCTATAATATTAGAACTACCTAGTTGTTCTAAGTCTATGCTTGCATTACTTCCTGTTTGATTAACATATATTTCATTATCATCTGCATTTGTTAACAAAACAAAAGCAAATATTATTGTATAAATTATTTTATTCATTGTACTCCCAGTATCCTTTTTCGATACCTAAATTAATTATATTAACAACTGCTGTTTCTAAAGCGGCTTGTATAGCAATTGATTTACTTTCATTCATAGCACTACCTGTTTCAAACTCTACTAATTTTGTATAGTCTTCTATGTACCTAAATACATCTGCTGATACTGCTACAGATAAAATTGTTTTAGAAGATAAAGTTTCTATCAGTATTTCTCCTGTGCTTACTGATACAAGCCTAAGTGAAACAACAATTGTATCTTCTCTATATTGTTTTGAAGAACCAATGCCTAAGTATCTTGCACCAATTCCTCCTGTTTTGAGATTAGTATTATAATCTACTATATCTCCTTCTATAATAATGCCAGCAAATAGTAAGGGTTGTTGCTGTGTATTATCATTAAACTTTTCTCTACCTGATCTTATTATTTGTCTCTCTCTAGTAATATGATCAAAACCTACTCTTTCTACAACTATAAAAAAATCTGATATCTTTAATGCTCTAATTAAATAATTTACAGGTGCTTGCGTTAAAGCTGTAGAAAAACTTGCAAAACCATCTATAGATTTTCTCTGTCCTGTCTGATCTAAAAATCTATATACAGCTACAACTGGCTTTCTTTTAGGTTGTGGTATATTTTTTATTGCTTCAGTGATTGGTTCATTTATAAAAGCATCTGCAGAAAAACATTCTGCTTTACCTATAATAGTTACTAGGTCTTTATAATCTCCTTCTGGATTAGTTAAACAAGGTAAATTGTATTTTGATGTTGATGCACAACTAGGTACCAAAACCAAAGTCACCAATAGGAATAGTAATTTGTGTAGTGCTTCCATCTAATGTATTAAATATATTTAAAGTTATGTTTGTGCCATCTGAAGTCCAACTAATAATATTATCAAATAAAGTAAAACTACCTTCAGTAGCTGGATTTTCTCCAAATAATTGATCTACTAATTGTCTAGATAACTGTGCAAATATTCTAGATTCAAAGTTTCTTATAAATCTAGCTAGTGTCGTATTGTCCGCATCTCTTTCAGCAGCCTCTTTTAAAGCTTGTATTTCTGCTTCTAAAGCTTCTCTTCTTGTATACTCTTGATTATCTATGGTTAAGTAATGTGCTGATGTACCTATACCACTAAAAGAAGGGCTTTTAAACTTAAAAGATAATTCGTCAGAATTAACGAATAATGAAAAATTTATTAAAAATACACTTAGGGATATTAACTTTATAAATCCAAAAGCCCTTAGTTTATATTTAGTCTTTTCTTTGATCATCTCTATCTGCCTTAGCAATCTTATTGCTATCTATTAATTGTGGCACTCCTAGTATAGTTTTTATTAAAGTATCTTGTCTAATAATTTCATTATCAAGACTACGAACCCTATCTATCAAAGCTACTAATATGCCATGTTGTGAATCTAATTTTGTTCCTAATCTTTGTTCCATAGCTGTTATTTGTTCTGCAACTTTATCATCAACAACATCTAATTTATTTTCCATGCCATCAACAATACGCATAATTAATTTATAAATAAACCAACCAAGACCAAGAGCTGCTGCTATAGGAAAACCTACTTGCTGTATTATTGTTACTATATCATTCATGATGATGGTTTATAGATACCTTTTTTAATCAATAATGATCTATTTTGTAGATGAGCTAGTTCTATATCAGTTTTACTTTGACCATGATAAGCTACTGCTAAATGTTCATCAATCATTGACTGGTTAATATCTTTACCATCAATAAATATTTTTCCTAAGATTCTACCAAATTTTCCTTTGCTGTCTTTTTCGGTTTTAATAATTATCTCATCACCATTATCAATATGATCTTGTATATATTTAGAAGCTAATTTACCCCTAGCCTTTTCATCTAAATCTCTAGTTCTTGATTCAGGAGTATCTATACCATACATACGAACTCTAGCTTTATGTAATATAGAAAAACCACAATCAATAATTACATCAACTGTATCACCATCAACTACTCTTGTTACTTCACATTTATATTCATACATTATCTTCTCTTTCCTTTATGTAATCCGTGTTTCGCATGTTGTTTGCCTCTAGCAGTAGCTTTTCTTTTTATTCTATTAGCTCTTGATAATTTTGCTCTACCTTTTTTAGATGACTTTAATCTATCAATAGTTGCTTTAGGAGCATAGACTTCACCAGTTTCACTAGATTTTTTACCACTAGCAGTGGTCCATTTTTGTCCTGTCCATCTTTTTAAACTTTTTTGTGTTTCTTTTAATGCCATTTTAACTTCCAAACATAACTATATATGCATCAGTTTTTCTAGGTTCGTTTATAAATTTTCTTTCAATAATATGAGGCACTTGACATTTTTTTAATAAATCCCAAAAAGACTCTCTACCAGGATCACACATAATTAGTTGTTTATCTTGATAAACTATTTCTTCTATTAAAGTAATCCAATTATCAATTTGTCCTTCCCAAAAACAAACATCACAAGCTATATAAACATCATGACTCATAGGTAAATCTTTACTAAAAATATCAATATTTTTAAACTTAGGATTTACATCCATTAATTTTGAAACTAAATCAAAATAAGGTTTTACAGTTTTATCTGCATCATAACCTGTAACTGAAGCACCTTTCTTTTGTAAATAAGAACTTAATACACCCCATCCACAACCTAAATCAGCTACATTCTCATTTAAAAAACTACACTGATCTAATAAATCTATTAATACAAATGTAGAGTTCCATACTTTATTACCATGTAAAGAATGTACATTATATTTTTTTTTAAGTTTTTTTATTTCTGGGTGGGCTGATGTAGGTATATCTATACCTTTGATTTGTATATTATTTATAGCCACCACCTTTGGCTTTATATTGTTTAGCTAACATCTGAGCTTTTCTAGCTGACCACTGACCAGGCTTACCGCCTTTAGAACCAGCTTTAATCCTATTAAAAAGTGCCTTACGCATACCAGGCTTAGTATAATTTCCAGCTTTATTTACTGTACTTTTGCCTTTTTTTAATTTTATAGATTCTAAAGTTTTAGCTTGTTTTGCATGTGTAGAACTAGCTTTCTTTAAACCTTTTATGACTCGTTCAACTTTTTTTGCTCTACTCATAAATACTCACTTATTGCTAAAGAACCTATTATAAATGGATATACTGCCCAAAGCATGGCTTCTAAACGATCAAATCGTCTAGAACCATCCTCTAGTCTTTTTTCTATATTTTCATATCTAATTGCACATTCTCTTTCATGTGCTGATATTTTTTCTATAGGATTTATTTTTTTCACTTTTTACTTTTTTTATTTTTTTTACTAGAAAATTTATTTTTAATTAATTTAATCCAATCAGGTTTATATTTATAAATAAAACCTACAGATACTATTAAAACAAATAATATTATAAAAATAATTTCCATTATTCTTCTCCTGCTTCCTCTACATCTGAAGATAATTTTTCAACATTTTCTTCTACATCTGCATTTAAAGCCTTTAATTTTTCAACTACAGAATTTCTAATTTCTGCAACTGCTCCCAACTCAGGTCCGTTCCAAGCACCTCTTTTGCTTGCAACATCAATTAGCTGTAATACGTTTACATAAAAATTTTCGTCACTCATGTTGCTCCTAACTTAATGTTTTTAAAACACTTGTTGGTGTAACTTTCTCAGCTATCTGAGCATCAATTGCTGCTTTAAGAGCTGTAATTTCATCAGACCCTATAGCTGCTTCAACCCAGCTTTGAACTTTTGCTGCATCAAGACTAGACCAATTTACAAATGAAGACAAATCAGATGTATCTAACGCTTGTGAGCCATAGACTTCTGCAACTTGTGCATTACCCTCTGAGTCTTTATTAGTATCATCAGTGCCTTTTAGTCTCCAGTGCACATTATGTACTACATTTGATTTTCCGCTTTTTGATGGGTATGTATCCATAGTGTTTACATCCCATGTATAAGATATCGCCATTTTAGTTTCCTCCTTTTAATAGCTTAACTTCGTCTATAAGATTATCAATAGTTTCTTTCAAATCTTTATAGCCACTCATATCCTCTAAATTTTTTGGAGTATGTGAGTTTTTTTGAAGTTCTTTTATTTCTTTTTGTTGCTCTTTTATAGCAGCAACTAAATGTACTACCAACTTAGAATAATCCATTTGGTAATAACCTTCTTCGGTTTCTGACACTGCGTTAGGTACTAGCTCTTTAACTTCTTGAGCTATCAAGCCTTCATCAGACTTACCATCTGCTTTCCAGTCGTAAGCAACAGGGTTGAGTTCATTAATAACTTCTAAACCTCTAGCAGACCCTGTAATGTCTTTTAGTCTGGCATCAGATGATGTATTGTAAGCTGTTGAACTACCATCTGTTGAAATACTACCTATCGTTGTAGCAGAGATTAAAAAGTTCATAAAAGTACCAGAACCAGAGAAAGCCTGATTAACTGCTACACCTTTGCCACTACTGTCATAGTTTATTGACACCTTGTTAGTGCCTATTTGAGAAGTTCTGTTAATTAGAAAATTACCTGAACCATCTATTCTGGCACTTTCAAAAGCACCAGAAGTATTAGACTTAGAAAATACAATAGAACCTGTGCTTGTGCCATTTGAAGAAGATATAGTTAGTAGTCCATCGTCAACACCTATTACTCCAGCAGCATCTCCACCACTATCATCTAATAAAATATGTTTATCTGATAAACCATTAGCAGTTATTTTAACTGTGCCTGAAACATGAAGTTTATCTTCTGGACTGGTTGTGCCGATTCCTACATTTCCACCAGAAGTTATCCTCATTTTATTTGAATTGTCGGTAAAGAAATCTAAAAAATTACTTCTCCTATTTCCTAATTGAACACCTGAACCATTCATAGCCACAAAGAATTGTTCAGAATCAGGATCAGTATTAGCATTATAAATACCAAATTGCGAAGTTCCGTTTTCTGTAGAACTTACTATCCTAGCATCACCAACGATATGTAATTTAGATGAAGGTGAGGTTGTGGCGATCCCCAAATTACCAGAACTGTCGAACCTAGCAGATTCTGAGACTGTAGTTCCGTTGAATCTTCTGAAACGTATTTGTCCGTTTGAGGTATTGTTTCTGCTTGTAATAAGCATATCACCTGAATCACTAGCTATATCTGCTATTTGATTTGTACCATCACTATCTTCAATTCTAATTTGGGCTGCCGAACCTTTCATGTGAAGTAATTTGCTTGGACTTGCTGTACCGATCCCCAAATTACCAGAACCATCAAACCTAGCCCTTTCAGTTGAACCTGTAAAGAATCTAGTACCATCACCATTAGCATCATTAATCTTCCAACCTGAACCTGCTTCATAGCTTATCTCGCCACCAATCGCATTATCGGTTCTGTTGGCTATTAATTTGCCGCCTGACCTTACTGTGACATTCCCTGAACTGTCTATTCTCATGCGTTCTGCACTATGAGCAGCAAATGCTAAAACACCATCAGAAGCTAAAAATATACCAGTACCTCTATTTCCGTTAGAATCTACTTGCCCAGCAAAACCGAAAGCTGGATAAGTAGCAGAACCTGTATCTCTGGACATAAAAGCAACTTGGTTTGAATCTGCATCAACATCAAGTTTACCTTCAGGACTTGATGTGCCAATCCCCAAACGACCTGAAGAATCAAGTCGCATTTTTTCAGAAGCACTTAAAAACCATCTATAAGAACCTTGGTCAGTATTAAAGAAAGAAAAATCATTACTATTTGTGCTGATACCTGCCCTAAAAAAGCCTCCATCTTGAGAATTAGTTTCAAACCAAGATTCATACGAAGCATTATCTTGTTCAAGTTTTAAAGTTAGATTGTCTGATGTAGATTGAACTATATGTAATTTCTCTGAAGGACTTGATGTGCCGATACCTACAAGTCCGTCTGCTGTAAACCTTACTCTTTCTGTTGAGCCATCAGATTGGAAAGTTAAATCCATATCATTTGCGGCATTAGAAATACCTGTTATTTGAAAATCAGTATTTGTTGAACCGACAGCACTTCTAAACAACATACCTATTTCATTACCAGCAGTAGTGTTGTTGTTGTCTAGTAAAAAGGCAATATTCTCACCAGAAGCGGAATCTCTTGAAATATGTAACGGAACAAGAGGTGCGGTTTCTCCGATCCCTACGTTAGCACCACCGATATTTAAGCCTGATGAAGTTGTTTCAATGAATGAATGAACAGCACCATTCTTACCAAATGTAATTTGTTTAGCATTTGCTGTATCGTCTCTAGCTAAGTTTAAATAACCCCTAGATAATTCAAATGAATTGGCATCTGTTGGTGTACCACCTATTCCTACTTGTGCAGTTATACCACCTAATAGTGAGCCTGAAGAATTAATACGAGCTTTTTCACCACTCATATCAAATCTAATATCTCCACCTACAGAGAATATATTAGTGTTGTCATTTGTACTATCCCATTGAATACCGCCTCGTTTACTAGATGATTCAAAAACTTCAAAGGTTGGGTCGGTTGTTGCTCTGACACGACCAGCTACTTCTAGCTTTTGTGCTGGCGAATCAGTTCCTATGCCTACGTTGCCTGCTATATCAGCATTACCACCGAGGTAGAGGTCTTTGAATTTTGCTGATGATGCACCTAAGTCTATGGCATTATTAGTAGAAGCATTAGTTGAAATATTCCAAGGTATTAAACCTGCACCTGTGTCAAATCTAAGAGCCACATCAGCATCACCGATAGTCAAGTCACCAAAAATAGTACCAATATTACCAACTACTGAACCATCTTTTCTAAATTCTGCAATTTTACCATCACTACCATATCTATTAAGGAATAGTGATTTGTTGTTAGCACGAGATGCTTCAATTGCACCATGTTGTCCATGTAAGTTTATACCTTGATTTGAGCCACCAGCAACACCAGAGACAGTAGTTCCTACCATAGCTGTGCCTGAACTGTCTATTCGCATACGTTCAGTGCCATTAGTGAAGGTTGCTAAAGAGTTAGTTGAATTGTCATAAACAATTCTACCAATATTAATCACATCTGAATCACCAAAGAAAATACCAGCATTACTAGAAGCAGAAGCTGTAAGTGCTAATAGTGCAGAAGCACTTGTATCAGAAATATGTAAATCATAACTTGGCGAAGAAGTTCCGATACCAATGTTGTTTGTATCTTTTTCTATAAATAGACCATCAGTACCATCAGCTCTTAAATGGATAGAATTAAAACCATTACCACCTGTATCAACACCATCAATTCTAAATATATCTGTTGAATCAATAATAAACTTTAAACCTGTAGCTGTATCACCTATTGTTGTTATGCCAGATATGTTAGCTGTGCCTACAACATCTAACTTTTTACTTGGCGAAGTCGTTCCTATGCCTAAGCCTGTTGAAGTAAATCTAGCTTTCTCACTACCACCATCACTAAATATTATGTCGCCACCATCTGCATCTAGAGTTAAGTCTCCACCTACATCAATAGTCATATTGCCAGCATTAATTAAATTAGAGCCTGAGCCGATAGTTACTTGATTGTTAAATGTAGCCGCACCTGCTGCTGACATATCAAGTGTGAGAGCTGTAATTGCAGAACCACCATCAAACCCCTTAAAGATAATGTCTTTATCTGATACATTTGTGCTAATAGTAGTATCGCTGTTTGCCATACTAAGCAAACTTATAACTGTTCCACCATCTGCAAATTTGATGTCTCCACCATCAGCGTCTAATTTAATATCTCCACCTACATCAATAGTTAAATCACCTGCATCAGAGATAGTTGACCCGTTAATTGTTATATCATCTACTGTAAGAGTTGTAAGGGTGCCAAGACTTGTAATGTTTGTTTGAGCTGCATCTGATACCTTTAAACCAGCAAAAGCATCTACTACAGCTGCTCCTGAACCAGCACCATCTGAATAAACTGCTTTAACTTCTCCTGGAGGAATTGTGACATTTGCTCCTGAACCCTGTGAAATAATAATATTTTGAGAACCAGATGTTCCATTTTCTATCAGCCAAAACTTAGAAACAGTATTCGGACCAATAGTAATAGTACAGGCACTATCAAGTGTACCTGTATATTTTAAATAAAAAGAACGACCTGGATCAGTTGCTCCATCTGCTATTGTTGTTGTATGCGTATCAGCATTTGTAGTTATGGCTTCTGTGCCAAAACTAAATGCTTCTGCTATAAGTTCTAAATTAGTATTCGTAGAAGTACCCCAGGTGCCTGCTTCATCACCTGTAGCTATTTCTTTGAGTCTTAAATCATTTACATAAGTTGCCATAAATTTTCCTTGTTATGCCACCTCTTCCCAGTTTGGTACTTGAGATGTATCTATATTATTATAATTTGCTGTTTGTGAATCATCCACATTTCCATAAGTTGGTGTTTGTGAACTGTCTACATCTGTATAATTTGGAGTTTGTGCATCATCTACATTTGCATAATCAGCTGTTTGTGCATCATCTACTAGACCCCAAACATTTACAATATTTAATTCAGATGTGCCTAAAATACCTGTAACATCTATATTTGCTTTTGCTATTACAGTTGCAGAGTTTAATAATGCTTCTGCAGATAAACCATCAGGACTTAGAATATTATTTGTAATTAAACTAATACTTCCTAGTCCACTAGTTCCTGTTAATCCTGTAACTGCCACATTAGCTGCTGCTGTTACAGATTCATCTCCTAAAGTTCCTATAGAAGCAGAACCTGATACTCCTGTTACTGCTGCACCAGCAGTTATTGCATTACCTAATGCACTTGTTCCAACATTACCTGTGACAGCAGTATTTGCACTAGCTGCTACAGTTTCATTACCTAAAGCAGAAGTACCAACATTTCCTGTAACAGAAACATTAGCTATACCTATTACTGTTTCATTTCCAAGTACAGTTGTTGCAGATACTCCTGTTACTGCAACTGTAGCTTTTGCAACGACTGTTTCATTACCTAGTGCAGTTGTTCCTGCAACACCAGTAACTTCAACAGGTATTGGATTTGACCATTCTCCTTGACCCCAGGTACCTCTACCCCAGCCGTTGATAATAGCCATATTCTATTAAGCTATTCTAATAATAGCATTTGATGCATCAGCTGTAGGAAACTGTATAGTAAAGTCTCCTGCTGTTGATGTCTTATCGCCACCAAAATCTAATACTGCAACTGCTGGATCACCTGATGCTGTATCATTGAATATCAAAGCACCTCTAGCAGTTATAGTGGCAGTGCTAAATGTTAAATCTGAAAAATCTGTTAATGCAGTTGTACCTGAAGTAGATGGATCAACTCTAGTTAAACTTGCTCCTTTTGCAGTATAACCTGTACCACTTACTTCATTACTTGTCGTATATGCTGTGGTACTTGCACCTAAACTAGCTGAACTTGTATATAAAGCTAGTTTAAAATCATTACCACCTGAATTTTTAAAGTTATGGACTCCTTCTAAAAGTTCCTTTTTAAAAGATGTACACATCGCTTGTGTTATTGCCATTACAATCTCCTTATAATTTTAGCCATTTCTTCATGACCTTGTTTATCTAATAATCCTGCTACAGTAGCTCTATCACTTGCTATAGCCTGTTTTAAATATAGTAAAATAGTTTGATGTATTACATCTTTAAAAGCATTAGCCTGTGCTTGTACCATAGGATCAGCCTTATTACTAACTGAAACTATTTTTTCTACTATTCTTTCAGCCCAATATTCAGGACTTAAACCTTCATTATGTGTTGTTTTTACATCTACTGTTCCTAGCTCAGGAACTCCATCAACACTAATCATTAACTTCTTTTTATCCTGTATTGATCATCTCTATAATGATCAGTTGTATTTTCACCTTCAGCTAAAGTTTTTAATCTAACTAATGCTTGTTCATATCTTTTTTCATACATTTGCATGATATCAGGCTCACCTTTCATATAAGTATAACCTTCAAGTAATGAACCATAAAGTAAAGCATTTTCGGCATTTGTTGATAACCAGGTAGTTCCGCTATCTGCACCTGCTGTAATTGATGTTGGGCTATAAAAATAATGTAGCTCTACAGTAAAATTACTATTAGGTGTAGGACCTACTATAAAACTTGTATTATCAAAAATAGCATAGTGTTTTGGTAATCCTGTCGTAGATTTATTTGGATAAGCTTCTCTAATAAAATTTACATCTTTAAATAATAAAAATGTTTGTTCACTACTATTTGTAAAAGATAAAGAATAATTATCTAAAAAATCTGTAGGAGTTGCTAAATATTCGTTACCTGAAGTTAAAGTACCAGTAACATTTTTTCTAAATACTGGAAGCTTAACTGTTTTTAATATTCTATTTTCTGCTTGCTTAATTATAGTAGGCAAGTCTGAAACAAATTGTGTTTCAGAATTTTGTAAATAATTTTGTATTGCACTTTTTAATTCTGCGTATGTCATGATATTACTATTTTAACCTTTCCTATTTTTCCTCTTAATATATTACCAGTGCTACTAACAGGATTAAATCCATAGTATTGAGTTGATATTTTTTCTCCACTATCTGTTCTAGGATCAAACAAAGCCATAGGGTCAGCTGTATTTAATCTTCCTACTTTAAATTGAGGTTGATCAGGATCAAAACAATTATGACAAACTCTTAAACCATTTCTAGTTTCATTCTGTACTTCATACTTAAGATCATTAAGTTTGTAAGTAAAACCACACCTATCACATATTCCTAATGCTTTTGTACTTTTTGCATATGCCATAATTAATAAACATTATTGCCTGGTACAAATTTTACAGCTGCTCTTTCTCTATCAGCATCAGAAACTTCGTTCCAGAGTTCCATATATCTACCTCTTATCATATTAACTCTATTCTGTGCTTCAGGTTCTTTACAAGCAATATTGTAAGCTAAAGCATAAGTTAAACATGGTAAATATCTAGCAGGAACATCAGCATTGTTTGTTGCGACATTGCCTGCATCTTCTATTCTTTTAATGTAATCATAAACTAAAGTATAAGTTTGAGCACTATCAGGTGTAGACCATAAAACTATATTGATACCACCTGTACCTTTATCTGCAAAAAACTGAGTAGGTTTGCCCTGTGTTAATTTTTTTGCTTGATGATTATATTGTGTTCTAGATATTCTTGTAAGTTGCTGATCAAACTGTTTATCTGTATCACCACTATCTGTTCTTATAAAAGCATCTACTATTTCTAAAGCAGAAGTTTCAGCTGCATAACTGCTTGTGCCTGCAGTTAAAGCTTGAGTTGCTTGTTCTATCTTCCAAAGATTTAAACCTTTATTTTGCCATTCTAAAAATATAAGATTTAAGGCTCGTCTTGCTGTTCTATAATCATAGCCTGAACGCATAGTTAATCCGCATAATTCATATGCTTCTTCCATAATATCTGATAAATCTAAATTAAATGTAGTTGTTCCACTACTTGCCATGCTGTCTCCTTATTGCTTCTTTACCTTTTTTTGCTATCTTTGCTTGTTCATTTTTGCCTGAAACTTTTGCTCTTTGCTCAAGCACAGTAAGTATTTGTATCTTTCTAGCATAAGGCTTATTAATCCTTTTTACTTTAGCTACAGTTTTTCTTGCATCTGTAGGTGTAGCAAATTTTATACCAACTGTATCTTTAGGATTTTCATCAGTATAAAGTCTACGACTACTACCTTTAGGTTTTTTTCCTGTTCCTTTTTTTGGTTCTCTGTTTTTTCTCATGAAACTTTTTTTTAGATGCAGGAGCTTTTCTAGTAAGAACTCCAAAGTTTGCTCTAGACATTACCATTTTACTTTATGCGACCAATATCTAGCACTTAACTTGCTAGGGTTTTTATCTTGTGCATTATGTCTTGCATAATAAGATTTTCTTCTAGCCTTGTCTTTTTTTGACTTAGGACTCTTACCTGCACCTCTCACACCTTGTTGTCCAAATCTAATAGTTTTAATTTTGTCACCATCTTTAGCAACAACGACATGAGACTTAGTAGGGTGTTTAGGGGTACGTTTTGGTTTATTGTACCCACTAACACCTGCTTTTTTTAGTCTTGAATCTTTTTTTGATCTAGACATATATTCAAATATTTACTGGTTTATGTTTTTCCGCCACCAAACATACTTTTAACGTAGTCTTGAAAACTTACTACTTTGCCAGCTTTCATGCCTTTTCGTAATTTACCTACGCCTCCTGCTGCCATCATGCTTCTACCCATAGAATCTTTTCTACCACTTGCACCTTTAGGTTTTACTTTTTGACCTCGTACAGGTTTACGAACTGGTGGTTTAGATGGTTTAGGTAAGAAATCACTACCACCAGATACTCTTGGCGGTTGACCAGAACCTCTAGGTCCTCTTGATATTGGCGGTGTTTTGCCTACAGCCATTTTTTTGACTTTGGTTTTCATACCACCACGCAATTTATTGACTTTGGTTTTTTTACCACCTTTCATAATTTTAGCTTTTTTACCGCCTTTCATGATCTTGGTTTTTTTACCACCCATCATTTTTTTAGCGACTTTAGTTTTTTTGCCGCCCATCATTTTTTTCTTTTTTACTTTAGATTTTTTTGTTCCAGCCATTTTTCTTTCCTCCTTTGGATAAGCTGTTTAAAGTCATCACTTTTATATTTTTTATAATAACCTTTTTTCTTAATACTATCTGAAGCTTTTATTAATACTTCAAGTCTTTGTACAAAGATTTGATAATAGTCTTCTTCAAGTATTGGTTCAAAATTTTCTTGTGATACAGCATGATCTATTTCTGTATCAGGATGTGATCCCATTACCCATAAATCATTTTGTACTGCTTCTTCATTTAAAATATCAATTCTTAACTCTAATTCATCTGCTGTAATTTTTTCGTAGTCAGTACCACAATAAACAACAACATCATATTTATCGTCAAAATTTTGTATTATTTTAAGTAAATCGTACCAGTAACCTCCTTCTCCTTGCATAACTCTTACTCTATCTTTATTCCAAGAAAATTTTGCAAAAGGGCAAGCAGGCAAGTTATTAAAACTTTTATCAGGAACTTCTAATACTTCGCTACTCCATTGACGAATTTCTTTCTTCAATAGAGCTTTATCTAACATTATTTTTTCTTTTTTGGTCTTCCTGCTTTTTTAGCAGAAACTTTCTTTTTAGTTGGTGTTTTACCTGAAACATAAGCTTCATTAATATCAGGTGTAGATGGATCATCTGCTTTATAATGCCCTGATTTATTTCTAGCTCTTTTAGTAGAGCCAGATAATTCAGCATGTTTGCGTTCAGCATCAGCTAAATCAGGATCAGGTCCAAATACAGGTATATAAATACCATCTTGATTTTTTTGTAAAACAAAATATTCAGGTGGAAAATTACCATTTTCTGAAATAATGTATTCCATAATTTCTCCTATTAATCTGAGTAAACTTTTACCATTTCTAAAACTATTGAATAAGTATCACCAGAACTATGTCCTTTAGTAGTAAAAAGAATATCTCCATTTTTTCCACTACCTGCATTATTTGGGATGCCACCAAAGTCTTTGAAATCCATATGTCCATTACTACTCTCAGCAAGTTCCATTAATAAAACATTACTTGTTGCATTAAAAAATAATTGAACAGACATACCTACAACAGCATGACTGACTCGCATTACTCTAACTTCAGAGCAAGCTGTGCCTGCTTTGTTAGCTGATAAAGCAGAAACATCCACCTTAGCAACTGCAGATTCGCCTGTGCCATCGCTGACATTAGTAAATTTCATTACTACATTTCTTTCGCCATCTTGAATGATTTGTGATGTTACTGCATCAGCCATAATTTACTCCTATGCGTCACTAAATGCTGGAGCATCTGCACCTTCTTGGTTACCCCAGATATACCAGTTAGTTGAATCTTTCGCTAATATGTTGATTTCAAATAAACCAAAATCAGTTAAAGTTAATATAGAATTAGAATTACCATCAGAATATACAGAAACATTATCTGCATTTGAGTCTAAATGCACAATACCACCAATATAAAAATTAGTATTAGAGCCTGTGCTAATAATTAAATTTTCTGTTTCTTCTGCTGCACCACCATAAATAAGTTTAAAATAAACTCCCTCTGAAGGTGAAGGTAAAGTTAATGTTAAGTTAGCTGATAATGCTGGCACAACTGCTACTCTGCCACCATGTGTAGCTGCAGTTAATGATATAGCTGTAGTATCAGCCAAAGCTACAGGTGCTACTTGTACACCAGAACCATCTAATGTAAATGATTCAGTTATTGCTCCTGTGCTTGAATTTTTAGAAATGACTTTGAAGCCATTCTCAGACCTTACTGGTCCGTTAAAAGATGTGTTTGCCATGTTTCCTCCTATCGGAAATAATCTATCATCTTGGCTTGTCTGCTAGGTCAGTTGATAGAAAAATTAAATTACCCTAGATAAAAAAGTAGGGGAGCCTAAGCTCCCCTATAAATATTAACTTGATCCTGGTGAACCAAAGATACCTAGTGGATCAGATACTCCAAATGAATATCTTTCTCTAGCTTTGTATCTAACATTACCAGTGTCAAAGTCTCCGTCCATGCTTGTTACCATAGGACTTCTGACAAAATGTTTCATACCATCTGGAACATCTGTTGTTATAAAGTAAGCATTTGTATCAGTTAAATAATGATTAACTGCAAATCCTTCAGGTATAACACCATTGCTCTTAATAGCATTAAGATCATTGTCAGCACTACCAGTCCTATATTCACTCTCAAGAATACGAGTAGCTACAAACTGTAAATCAGTTGGAACTATAAGCTTTCTTGGTCTAGCTGCAATTTTAAGACCTCTTTCATCAGTCCATTTGCTTATTTGAATAATATTATCTTCTAGTGAAGTTTCATTCAAATCTGCTCCTACGACTGGTCTATTAGAGTTCTTGCCACCATTTACTAATGGGTGACCATCACCGCCAGTAACTCCATCTCCTTCTGCTGTAAATAGGTTAACCCCATCACCAGATTGAAATGAGCTAGTAAATCCGTTATTCAACAATGCAGCAGCTTTTACTTGTTTTGTATAAGCCATTGCTCTAGCTAAAGCTTTTGTATATCTAGCTGATAAACTTACATAAAGATTATCTTCCATTGCTTCCTCAGTTACTGAGAAACCTAAAGCGATAGTTTCGTGTGTATAACGAGCTACAAAAGATTCTTGTGCGACATCATAAGATATTGCAGCACCTTCATCTTTTACTGGAGCTGCAGCAAATCCTGAAAGTTTTAGTTCCTCTTCAAATGATCTCTCAGAGTTTTCACTTACATAAATTTGTTCATGCTCGTTCTCATAGTTGTTGTACTCTTCTCCAAACAGTGCATTTAAGCCTGGTAGGAGTTGTTTTAATTCGTTAGCTCTTGATATAGCTGCCATAATATTCTCCTATTAACCTATTCCTGTTGTGTTAAGTAATTGATGTCCTACATTGAACATAACTAATACGTCAGTTTTTGCATCACCAATAGCACTATCAGGACCATCAACAAAGTCGATAATCTTTAGTGGTAAAGTATTTGTAGTATTAGCTGTACTACCATCTATTGCATTTTTACTAACTCCAAACTTTGTAGAACCTGCTGTTTGCACAACTCCTACATTTTTCCCTAAATCATCTTGATCTAAAGCTTCGTCTGATTGCATCTGCATTACTAAGAATGGATCAGATGCCACATAAGCAATAATATCGTCTGCTGCTGTTGAAGCAGGATATTGATTATTATTCGTAAATTGACCAGTTACTGGATCAGTATATGAACATCCAAGGAATACTCCTATTGGTGTCAATGATGTAGTACCTGTATCTTTTTGTATTGTTGTATTCGGATTATCATCCGCCCACTTTACAAAATCTCCATAAAATATGGCTGTGCCAAAATTATTTTTAATTTTATAATGGCTAATTTTTGCATTGTAAGCACATGAAACTAACGAACCAACAGGTCTTGCTCCCATCGGAGCCGCTGATGAAGCCATAGCTTCCTCCTTTCAAAAAAAATTATTAATCTAACAAGACTAAGAATCTCTCCCAAAAGTTGTTTTTGATTTTCTCTCAAACACTTGCTTGGTAGCCATTCTAGAATCTTGATCCTTAAAATATACGTTATCTACAGATGACATTTGATTTTGAGCTAAACTTTGAAAATGTTTATCTCTAGCTTCCGCCTTGTCTTTTGGCATCTTACATAACAATTGCCCACCAATTTCTATATTACCTTTCTCAGCCCATTCAGATTTATAATCCATCATATGTATATGCAATTCAGGATGATCTTCTGCTTTGCAAGGAATCCAGCCTTCCCTAAATTTCTTAGAAACATTAGGATTATCAGGATTGCCTAACGTAGCAGTCCTAATATATCTGAATACCCAGCCAGGTTGAGGATCAGGGTTTGGTAAATTGGAAGGGTTTTCCCAGCTTTCTACTCGCTGTTGAACCTCTCGGTCTTCTTTAGCCCTAGGGCTACGCACATGATCTGAAGATTCTTGAACCTCTGGTTCTTGAATTTCATTTACAGTTTTGTCAATATTATCGTTCATTATGATTCCTTTAATAATTGTTTTGCGTATTGCTGCGGACTTATACCAAGTTGACGTGCTAACTTAACTTGAGTCCGAGTTAAACGTACATTGCGAGGATTTTTTTCAGCACCAGTTGACCTCGATACAGGTGCGACAACATTAGAGGGTTGTCGTTTCTCTTCTTCTTGTACTTCAATTTGAGCTTCCGCTTCTACTTGAGGTACTCCAAAAAAACTTGGAAATTGTAGTCTCATGGCTTTATCTATTTCACCATAATACTCTGTTGCTTGTGTTGCAGGATTAATTCCACCTGCTTGCAACTTTTGATCTAAATACATAGCAAAAGATGTCATCTCTTTATGCACAGGTTCTGTTCCCATAAACCAAGGATTTTTACTTGCCCATGCTTGCATATCAGGATCAGCTTGTGTTTGTTGCACAACTGGTTGACTTGCTGCTACTTGTCTTTGCATAGCTTCTGCATAGCCTGGAGCCTGTTGTTCTGCTAGTGTTGCTTTTGTTAATTCTGCTTGAGCTGTTGCCATAGCATCTGCATCACCTTCATCGTATGCTTTTTTATATAAAGCTTGTGCATTTAATTTTGCATATTGTGCATTATATAAGGCTTGTTGATTTACAACTTTACCGCCTTCTTGTACTAACTTTTGTAATCTTTGATTTTCTTGTAGTAATGTTTGTGTGTTTTTAATTGCCTCTGCTTTTTCTCTTTCAGCAGCTTCTTTGGCTCTACGTTCTTCATGATACTCGTATTTTATTTTACTAATACGTTTACCAGCTCTTTCACTTAAATCAGAAATCTCTTGATCAACAGTATCATCATCAACTGTGTCATTTTCAACTTCTTGTTTAGGTGGTCTTCTGTCTTCTTCAGGGGTATCGTCTACTACCTCTACCTCTAAATCAGATGAGTCTTCTTTTTTAATTTCAGTCTTAACACCAAAAAATTTATCTTCACTTGTCTGTGGTGATAGTTTTCCATCATCATCAGCTTTAAATTCAGTTTGAATTGAAGTTTCTATAGATTGCTCACTCATGCTCTCACTACTCCTGTTGGGTCCTCTACTACTGCTTCTACAGTATCATCATTAATCAATCGAAACTCTTTCCCATAAATTTTAAGACGAGTGCCTGAATAAGCTCTAAATACAACCCAATCACCTTTTTTACAGTAAGGTCCATTTGGAAATCTACCTTGATCAGCATAAGCATCTGGACCAAGTTTTAAAACATATCCACATATGTTACTAACTTCTTCATCTCTAATAGTGCTTGATGCTTTAACAATACCGCCTTCTGTTTTTTCATCTACATCAGGCATTGCAATCAAAATACGATATCCTGCAGGTTCAGGAAGTTGACTTTTAGTTTTTTCATCAACTTTAGGTTTATCTATTGCTTCTTTTTCTATTTTTATGTCACTCATAATATTGCACAACTTAAAGGAGTTGAGTTCCTATTCTTGAGTATGTTGTTCTATCCAGTCCAACATCTCACGTTCTGCAAGGGCTAAACCCTCTACTATTCCACACAGTTTCTTATACTCAGAAAAATCTTTTACATTACCTGTAGCAATATGATCTGCGTGTTCATTCATGATGTCTCTGATTCTAACTTTCAACCACTCAGAAAGTGATTGCTCTTTAATATCAGTTAACATACTAATTGCTATCTTTAACTATATCTTTAGCAATGTCAATACCAGTTTTGAAGTCCTCTACTGCTTGCTTTTTGCTAACTTTATCATTTTCTAGCAAGTCACTTGCAATCTTAGCACCGATTTTAGTACCTTCTATTTGTGTTTCTGATTCTACTTTTTCTTTTTCTAGTTGTAGCTCTGCAACTTTAATACTTTGATCAACCTGTTGTTTCTGAGCTGCTAACTGCAATCTTGCTTGATCACCCATAGCTTTTCTTTGTACTTCAGCTTCTCTTGCAGCAACCTCTCTTTCTTTCATCTGTATTAGAGGGTCTTGTTGTTCTGCTGCTATTCTTTTATCTTCTGCTTCCTGCATAGCTTTTTGTGTTACTCTGCTAGCTGCTTCAGCAACAAGATCAGATATTCTCTTTTCAACATCTGCAGGAATAGGTTCACCTACTGGTGGTAAAGCTATACCCATTTCTTCTTCTACTTGTTTTCTAAACTTCATAGTTAAATGATCATTAATATAAGAAGATGCTGAAGCTAATATAGCTGGAGCATTTGGACTTTGACCTAGAAGTTGTTGTATCTCTGGGTTATCTTGAGCAGCAGCCACTGTTTGAATATGTGCATCATGATCTTGGAAATCAAATGCTTTGACTGGTTTATTATTAATTAAGTTTTGCACTGCGGTCACTGGATCAACAGGATTAATATCAGCTTCTTCAGGTATAACATCATTAACATCTTGTATACCAAGAACATCAAGCATCTGTCTATGTAGTTCTTTCATATCATACATTTCAGGTGCAGTTTGTGCTAATTGCATAGCAGCTTGATACTGCATGATTCTTTGTGCCATAGTAGCTGCATTTGGATCAGATACTGGCAAAACATCAATACGTTTATCAAAGTCAGATGATTTAATTTCTTCTTCTTCACCTGTATCATATGGATAGCTGGGCTCTCCAAAATCAGATATTATGTTTACTAAAATATCAAATTCTTTTTTCATAGAAGCATGCAGTCTAGCTTGTACTGCACTCATGACTTTCATATTTCTTTCTAATAATGCTAAGGTAGTTCCAACTGGTGCCTGACTATTCATATCACTTACCTTCATGTCAGAAATACTAGCAAACCTTCTTCCCTCTTCCACTATGTTTTGCAATAGCTGATAAAGAGTTGGGGAAGGTTCTTTATAGGGTAAAAAGGTTATATTATCTCTAATAGCACCACCTGGAACATCCACATCTCTAAACTCACCAGGCATTATAGGAGTATCATCACCTTTGATCCTAAGACCTCTAGCTTTTAACCCGCCTGGTAAATTAGATAATGTACCTGCATCTACCAATTGTCTTAATAAACTTGTAGCTGATTTTGCTAAACCACCTATCATATGGATTAAACCAAAACCATAAAAACCTAAACCTGGTAAATATTGATAATGTACGAAATGTGATCTTCTTCTTTTATTGTCATCATCTTCATAATAATTTCTTCTAATACTTAAAATAGTTCCACTTGGAAAATCTAAAGTTACAACATATGGTAGTTGAATACCTGTAGGCTCACCATCTTTCATATCTTCAAATCCAGGTAAATCTAAATTAACTTGCATTTCTAAAAGAATATGACGCTGATCATATATATCTCTATCATGTTCGCCAGTAAGCTCATTATATTTTTCTGTTATATCTGAATAAGAATTAGGAGCATCAGGCAATTCTATATCTCTGTAGAACCCACTGACTTGCATCTTTCTTATATCATTAAAAGATTTACGCATTACATGAGTTGCTCTTTCACAAGTTTCTAAATCACTAGCACCATAGTTAACAACTACATCTTCAGATGGAACGAATATACCGCTTGGTCTGCCTAGACTAGGATCATAATAAACTTTTCTAAAAGCTGAACCTGCTAAAGGTAAAGAAAATAAAAGTTTTTCTGTCTCTGTTCTATATTCAGACATCTCATGAGTTAAAAGATAATTCATGTAATCTTCTACTCTGTCTGCTTGTTTTTCTTTTTCGCTAGTTACTTTGCCAACAATCTTTGTTTTAACTGGTCCTGATGCTGGAAATATTTCTGCTATTGCCTGTGATTGAAACCTTATTACCGCTTCAGATAACATTGGATGAAATACTCCACAGGCTCCATTCCAAGGTTGTGTTCTTTCTTCTATCTTTAGTCCTAGTTGATCTAAACCTTTAGTGTAACTATCTTCCCAATCTTTTCTAGAATCTTTATCCATATTGTAGGCTGCAACAAGTTCAGAGCCTATTCTCTCTAAATCATTTTCATCTATAAAATCTACTAGGTTGCTATCAAAGTCTGCTTCTGGTTTTTCTTCTTGTGGATCAAAATCTATAATCATGCCTCCATCATCAGTTTCAATGGAAACTGAATCTGGATTTTCTATTGTGATATCTAAATCCTCACCTTGAGGTTCTTGTTCTATTAAACCTTCTACTGGTGTAGCTGGTGTTCTTTCAATTGCCAATTAAATCTCCTAGTAATAATTTGCAGTTTTATTATGTTCTAATGGTTCTTCTTCTTCATCTGAACTAAGTGGAATGAATCCACCTTGTCTAAATCTTAACAAAGCTTGCGTGCTGCTATCAACTAAATCATCATGTTCTGAATTTGGAAAAGCAGCAAACTCTTCTATAACTTCTTCTGCCCATCTTGTTTGTGGTGCCCACACAACTCCAGAAGAAAATAAATCAGCAACTGCATTAACTCTTGCTATCTTATCGTTACCTCTACTAGGTGTGTACTCTTGCACAGGGATACCCATAGCTCTAAGTTCAAATATCAATGGCATACCTGCTGCTTTACCCTCAACAATAAAAGCATCTGGTTTGTAAGATTGATAACATTCCATAGCTCTTTGTTTCAGTTCTGGAAACTCTAGTCTAGCTTTATGTGCATCAAGTAAAATAATCTGAGGTGTTAACTGTCCGCTATCTTCATCTTCTCTGTAAAAAACACCCCAAGTAGTACAAGCAGAATAGTCTGCTCTTTGTGATTTTAAGAAAGCTGTATCCCAAGATTGAATAACAAATTCACATTCAGGTGGTTCTATGTATTCCCAAGTTCGCCACCATTCTCTTTTAACTATAGCTCCTTCTTCAGCAGTAGGGTCTTGTTGATATTGAGCCATCCATTTAGAAGTAGGCAACTCTGCTTTTAAAGCTTCAAGTTCTTCTAACTTCCAAAACTCTGACCATAAAGGATTACCTGATGGTAATAAAGCTGGTAGCTCTATAACTTCCCACTGATCGGCACCACCTCTTTTAATGCTAGCATCAACTAATTGACCAGTAAGGTCTTTATCATGCCATCTTGTCATCACCACTACGATAGAACCTTTAGGTTGTAAACGCTGTCTTGGACCTGATGTATACCATTCATAAGTCTTGTTAAAAACATTTATATCGGAACTAGCACCTTCTTGTTCTGAATGTGGATCATCAATAATAAGAAGATCAGCACCTTTACCTGTAACTGCACCGCCTACACCTATCGCAAAGTATTCTCCACCTTTGTTGGTATTCCAACGACCAGCAGCTTTGCTATCAGCCTGCAAGCTAACATTAGGAAATATATTCTTAAAGTCTGAACTATTAACTAAGTTTCTAACCTTACGACCAAAGCCTACAGCTAACTCAGCAGTGTGTGCAGTTTGAATAATCTTTTTGTCTGGATACCTACCTAAAAACCAGGCAGGTAAAATATAAGAAGCAAACTCTGACTTTGTATGTCTAGGTGGCATGTTGATAATTAATCTTTTTAGCTCACCATTCGCTACCCTTTCAAAAGCTTCACCCATAATCTCATGATGTTTACCATGAATAAAGGCAGCCCAGATAGCATTAACAAAAGAAAGGAATTTGCTTTCACAGGACTCTCTTAACTTTGCATTCTCTAACTCTTCCAATAAAGACAATAACTCTCTTTTATCTTCAGAACTAAGATTATGTAAATTGTTAAGTACCTGTTTCATAAAGTAAGTATATACCAAACACTATGAACTAAATAAAAATATGTACTAAGTTCCTAGAGCAGGTAACCACATAAGTAGTTACCAGGTATAGATAACTACAGATTATACAATATTGCACCCCTTCACAATTAAAGTCAACATCAAATTACAAAATATTATGTGGGGGTCTAGGATTCCTAGGGCTTATTCTGAGAAACAGGGGGGTGGGTATCTACAAAATACTGCTAGCAAAAAGCAATACCCTTGTCAAATATGGTATATGAATGTGTAAATTACTATGTATATGTGTCTGTCGTACACACACGCTACAAGGGGGGATGGGGTTCTTCTTTTTTATGATCAAAAATAGGGTGGTATCTCTTTATAGGAAAATCAGAATCAATGCGTAGTCTTCAGAAGCTGTTCTATCTTCTCTTCAATATCTGCTTCTATCTCATTACTGCTTCTGCTCTCTTTGGTTTCTATCACATCACTAAAGAGACTGACTGACTTACCAAGCAACTCTAATGCTCTAACCCTAGATGCATCACTATCTGACTCTTGGCTCTCTTTGTAGAGCCTATCTATGACATAGTTTCTTGTCCTGAGGCTACTAGCAACCACAGACTGCTCTTTCTTCTCAATAGCCTTTTGTATGCTTAGTGCTATCTTAGGGTTCGCCACAAGCTTACTGGCTTCAACTTCTACCCATTTAGGTATCTTGCCTGTCTTGGTTAATTCCACATCGTAGACCTTTGCATAGGCTTCCTTGTAACTACCCAACTTGCCCCTGATGATTTCATCGACAAATGCCTGTTGTTTGATCGTGAGTTTGGTGGCTTCTTTCATACCCCAAATATTAACTGGTTAATCCTATCTTGGGAATGCTCACAGATTGCTATCAAATATCAGGTTAATAAAGATGTTGCATATGATGATCACTTTGTTAATATACACATATGGAGGAAATATATAGAACAGCAACCAACCAACTTGCTCCCTGTGGAGCTAAAGTTTTGGGTACTTCACTTTATCATTCAGAAGTATCCCTAAGTGGTCTTACTAGAAACTTATTGCAATGTAAGTTTAGACTAGCTGATTCGAGGGGTGTGTAAGATACACCGCAGATCAGTTAATGAATCGAAGACCCTTAGTCAAAAAAAATAAATAAAGTGCTAGTGCGGAATGATCGTCAAGAAGCTCCGCAAGATTACCGAGGAAAATTGGTGTACCAATGCTACTGCTGTGGCTTAATCTTCTAGCGAAGATGGATACCTGATCATCTAGAATCACGACACCATTCTTAATAACTCGGTAGCGACACAACTCCAGTGTCCTATCTATGTGGCGATAGATAGCTGATGAGTTAGCCAATAACGAAACACAATGGAGGTGTTAAATGATTGAATATGTAATATTCGGAATAATTGATAATGCGGTCATGATCTTAGGAGCAATGACTGGTTACGAAGTGGAGAAGTATCTGCCTAAACAATTTCAGAAAGGTTTAGGTACAGTCTTTGGTGCAGGTATCGGTAATGCGGTGTCTGACTTCATGGGCGGTGCAGGAAGCGGTTCTTGGGATTTAGCCTTTGGTACTGCTTTCGGATGTCTCATAGGTTTGATCTTCATTCCTATGTTTGTTCTGATCGGTAAGATGAGAAATGCTAGGAGGTCAAAATGACTTTGAGTTTTAAAACTAGAATGTGGGTCACACAAAACGTGACCCTTGAGTCTGTGATGATCTTAGCTAATCTGCCAGTATCTGTTTATATACTGGTATTTAATTTGATAGGAGGATAAGAAAGCCTACTGAGGAGCAACACTGAGAGGTGGCGAAATTATCCAGTCTTTGACTGGGTAGTCTAGGCGATAGAACAGGTGTTCTATCAATTAATAGTTTTAAATACAATGGAGGAAACTATGAATTTAAAACCAACTAAAGCTAGACAGGTAATGTTATCTGTCTTGCAAGGGAACAATGTTCCTTTTTTATTAGGCGGAACTGGTGTCGGTAAATCGGCAGTGGTGAAGCAACTAGCGAGTGATCTTGCGGAAGACTGCAAGGTAGCTTTAGATGAGATTAATCCAAGAAAAGATGAATACGGATTCATTGATTTTAGATTGTCTCTGTATGAATCTGTTGATCTTGGCGGACTGCCATTCATAGATGACAAGAATACTCAGCAGAGAGCCTTTTTAGGTAATCTGCCAGTGGGTGGCAATGGGCTACTATTCTTTGATGAATATGCTCAAGCTCATCCCTCAGTCCAAGCTATTGTAGGTCAGTTAATCTACGAGAGAAGACTGGGTGAATATGTCTTGCCTACTGGATGGAAGATTGTCTGTGCAGGTAACAGAGCCAGTGACAGGGCAGGTAGCAACAAGCTTCCCTCTCACGTCATTGGTAGATGTTCTATGATCAACTTTGAGCATGACTTTGATGACTGGTCAGAGTGGGCTATGAAGAATGATGTGCATTCTTATGTTATGGGTTTCTTAAACTTTCAACCTAATTGTTTGAATGTCTTTGACCCTAAGATAACAGAGCCACAACCAAGTCCAAGATCATGGACAAGGTTAAGCGATACCCTGAAGACTAATCCATCCAAGGATATGTATCAGCAGATTGCTCAGTGTGATGTGGGCGAGACTACATCTATTGAGTTTGCTAACTTTGTTTCTCTGATTGAAGACGTGCCTAACTTGACAGGAATACTGCAAGGCAAGGATGTCGAGGTAATCAGTGATCATGGTATGTGTTATGCAACTTGCATAGCCTTGCTCGATAGGATAGCTAATGCATCTGAAAAAGAAGTCTATAGTTTCTTTGAAAATGCTTTGGCTTACGTTAAGCAATTCTCAACTCCTGAATTTGCTATCTTCTTTGTAAGACAAGCAGTTTCTAAGAGATCAGAATTGAAAGAGACTTCGGTCTTTGCAGAATTTAAAGTCGATAACCAAGACTTAGAATATTAACTGGTAAATGATTATGACTAAAGATAAGAAGAATATCTTAGCTGAGAAAGCTGTTCTTGTTCGTTTCACAACGAAGCATTGGAGTGGCATAAAATCAGATAAGCAACTTAGAAATAAATTGTCTGTGGATACTAATGCTTCCACAGACTTACTGAATGTGCAGAAACATTTGATTGATAATGATCATGCCAAATACTTCAGGAGAATAATCAATAAGGTCAGAAATGATTTTTACTACCCAATGACTTTGCCTTGGGATGACAACTCTACAGACGTTGATGACAAGGTAGTTAGTGGGTGGCGATTATGTCCTAACACACAGTTAGACAAGCTTTCTGAAGCTATGGATACTGCCAAGCGAGACTTCTTCAAAGAGGTTAGAGCCTTTGTCGATACCTACGATCAAAAGGTGGAGGATGCTGAAGACTTGCTCGGTAGTGCCTATGACATTAGCGATTATCCTGATGTGTCTGAGGTAGAAGCTAAATTCAAATTTGATTTTGAAGTTAATCTTATTTCATCCTTTGGCAACAACGATTTACGTTTAAATGTTTCTGAAAAGATGCGACAGAAAATTGAGAACGATGTGGAGAATCGTATCAAAAACAATGTCGCTTCACAGACTAAAGTTATTGTTGAAGCTCTTGTTGAGCAAGTCAGTCACTTAGCTGACAAACTCAAAAGCTACGACCCTAAAAATGTTAAAAAGGGTGGCTTCTTCAAGGACTCTAGTGTTGATAAGCTTAGACAGGCTATCCAAGTATTGCCATCATTTAACAATGATGTGTTTGGCAGTGATGCAGATATCGCTAAAGCACACAGTAATTTAGTGTCGGTAATGTCCAAGATAGACTCAGTAGATTCATTAAGAGATCAGTCACCAAGCGGTCAGAGTAAAAGAGATCAAATATCAAATGATCTGCAAAAAGCTATTGACCCATTGAAAGATGATTTCTTGAGTAAGCTAGGAGGTAAGAATGGATAAGCTTATTAAATGTAGAGCAAGGCTCATGAGGGGTAATGTAGGTATAGCAAGTATGCTATTACCTCTGCCCTTTGTGGAGTCTGAGTGCGAGACTATGGCTACCGATGGCAAAAGTATTTTCTATAATCCTAAGTTTGTTGATGATTATACAGACGAAGAGATAGAGGGGGTACTTGTCCACGAAGCTTGTCATGTTATTTGGGAGCATCCATTGCGAAAAGGTAGCAGAAACCACAAGCTTTGGAATGTTGCCTGTGACTATGCCATTAATAATTATCTGCTCTACAAAGTAGGTATGGAGTTACCTGATGGCGGTGTATGGGATAAAAAGTACAACGACATGAGTGCTGAACAGATTTACCACATTCTTGATACTGATGATGATGCTTTACAAAAAGCTAAAGCTGATATGCAAAAGCAACTTAATTCAGATGATTCAGAAGATCAAGAAGATGGTTCTGTTGGAAGTCAGGAAGAATCATTGACTGGTAAATATTCTTCTGACACTCCCGCAGACTCCAGCAAGTACGATGATATCCCAACATCTATTGGTGAGGTTATCGAGCCAACTGATGATGATGGTAAGGTTTTATCCAAACAAGCTATGGAAGAACTAGCCAATGGTATTCGTAAGCAAATCATTCTGTCAGAGAAATTGTCGAATATGTCTGATGGTAATACTAATGCTTTGAATGGCAGAGTAGAACAGATGAGGACTGCTTCTGTCGATTGGAAGAATCATCTACGAGACTGCTTGGAGTCTGTTATGGCTAATGACTATTCATGGTCTAGGCTCAACAGAAGACACCAGTGGCGAGGTGTTAATCTGCCAAGCAAAGTCAAGTCTGCTAATGGTGGCGAGATAGCTATTGCTATTGATACATCATGCTCAGTCTCACAAGCTGAGTTAGATTATATGGCAAGTGAAACACAACTCATGCTTGAGGAATGTGGTATAGATAAGATCAGAGTTTGTTACTGTGATCATATTGTTCGCAAGAATCGTAATACGGATGAGTGGTGGGATACTTTCGATATCTCTATGGGCGATGAGATTAAATTTAAATTTCGTGGTGGTGGATATACTAGGTTTGAGCCAGTGTTTAATCTACTCAAGGATTACACTGATGATGATCAAGATATCAAAGCTTTGGTTTATTTCACTGATGGGTATGCAGATATCCAAGGTGAACATGAACCTGATATCCCAGTCTTTTGGGGTATTACTTCAAGATGGAAGCACGAACTTAAGCAAGACTACCTTGAGAAAACTCACAGAGAAAGGATACCTTTTGGTGAGTTTATTGGGGTCGATTGTTCAGAAGCCCATTAATAATATCGTGTGGGTAGGATACTTTTTAGGGGTATCCTACCCTTGCTCGATATGGATTCGTTGCTTACAGAGCAAATCAGGAGGTCGTTTTTGACCAAGTTTAATAATTCTGTCTAGGAAATGGGTATTTCCTACTGATGAGTGACAAAAGTCATGAAACAGAATAACTAATTGTATTTATGGAGGTGTTTATGAATACACAAAATAAAATCGGATGGAAAATAATTTCAGACGATGATGAACGTAAAAAATATGTGGATAGATATGTCGATGATGAGGGTAACCTCGATGACAAACTTAGCCTTAACGAAGAGGGTTTTGCTTGTTTAACAGATGATCTTGAAAAACTTGTAGATAAATATACTGGAATAAAAGGTTCTAGTTTTGGAAAGTGTGCAGAGATTAGAACAGATATTATCTTTTTAATTGATGACATTGTTAATAAGGAGGTGAATGATGAAAACTTGGACTAGCGTAATTACATATTCTGTATTGGATATGGGTAAAGAATGTGAAACAGAAGAAGAATATAAAGAATGGGTTAAACAGTCTTTTAGGGAAGAACATAATATACAACTTGGAGATAATGAAATATCCGATATTGAATTTGAGGAGGTGTCTGATGAGTGACATAGGTAATAGATGTGTTCACTGTGGAGAAGATACTTCTTTTGGCAGTGGCAAGTTTGTCAACAGGATTCCTGCAGATGCGGATTACGAAGCTTTGGATAATCAAGGCAATGTGATCTTTGCTGATGGAGAATATCGTGATGGCTATGCTTGTGCAGAGTGTGGTGGTTTTCCATGTGATAGGTGTGATGAACTCATACCATTGGATGAGGACATTTGTCCATGTGATGTGTATGCCGAAGCCGATAAGAGATCAAGAGAAGAATTTTCTGATGGTCACTGGCGAGTGCATTACAAATGTCTAACCGAAGATGAAAGGAGGGAATACGATGGCAAGTCAATCTAAATTTCAAATCTTTGCTGATAGGCATTGTGATACTACTGCTTGGATAGATGTCACTGATACATATACTGATAATGAAATGCATATCAGAATAGAGTGTGCGGAACATAATAGCTATGTTCCAACTCTATATGTGTATGACAGTGCAAAGGATGAAGATGGATATTATATCAATGAAGAACCTATTCATTCATATACTTTCCCCAAACAATTTGGTTTAGAGGAGGAGTAATCACATAAGGAGGAGTAATAAAAATTAGGCGGTAGCTACTTAGGTAGTTACCGCCTTTTTTTTGTCCACAATTTGTCCACATGATAAATGACTGGTAAATATATTTTTTTAGTGCAGGACTACATCTTGTGTTTGAAGTTAGAATTTAACACTATATCTTGTGAA